TTATCCCAGTGTGCGTTTTCTCCTTTCCAGTAACTCGTTAATGATCCGTTCGTAATCATCTGCCTTTTCCTTTAATTCTTTGATTATTCTTGATTGTTCCCTTTCTGGCATTTGTCTAAAAAGGTCTACAAGATGCTCTTCTTGTGGGGTTATTTTTTTATCTCTTTCAATTGAACCTGGTGGTGACTCTGTTAATTCATTTGAATTGATTGTTTCATCATGTGGAACATCCAGCCAGCCGCGCTTTATGCTTAGCTTTTCTTCTATCTTTCTAGATAGGGAATTTCCTAAGTTCCTGTATCCATTAATTAATTGACTTATCATGGATGGCGATAAATCGCAGCGCATAGCAAATGATGCTTGGGATAGATCACTTGATTCCATAAGTGATTTTAAATTTTTACGCCTAATATCTTTGGTTTCCATTTTGAAAACACCTCGTTAATTAGCTAAATGCTATTTACAGTATTGCTAATCTTTCGCTCTGTTTGTATAGTTAGCATATTGCTAATGATGAATTATATCAACAGAAGAGGTGATAAATGGATCGAGAATTACTAAATCTTCGCCAAAAACTTACATCCGCCCAATGGAGCCAGATTGCCAAAATGTCTGGAACAACCACGGCTTATTTAAATCAAATCGCGCATGGTTTTCGCCGTCCGTCTGTATCTCTCTCGCAAAGGATTGAAGATGCAACAGTAGCGATTTGCCCTGATATAGCCATTCGAAAAGAAAATCTTGCTTTTGCCCCAATACGAAGAGTAGCGAAATGAATTTGTTAAAAATTTTATCTCAATAGTTATAACTATGTTCATTAATCCTCATGCTCAGGTATCAATGCCATCTCAATATTTTCCTGATGACGGTAAATGGATACAGGAGATGTTACTGAGTCTTGATCCGGCCACTCGCGGAAAAATCACGGTACGTTATTCAGAAGTGTATGAAGCGGCTTGGGATGAAGAACCGATTTCGTACCGGAAAGATAACGCAGCGAGGCGGGCTGCAAATATCCGGCTTAGGGAGTTTGTCAGGAAATATGCAAGGGCGAGTCAGGGTTATACCGAGAAACCTCAGTTAGTGAAAGAAACAGGAGTTTAAAGATTATAGATGTTTGGACGTCTAAACGTTTAGATGGTTTGGGGAAGAGGGGAAAACTTTCTAGGGGGGTAAGGGGGGTGATCTTTGAAAGGGGTGTTAGGGAAGGCACAGCCAAAGGAAAACAACTCAGATCTTATAGAAGATCACTATAGGGGTATAAAAGCCGAAATACGTCCAGACGTCTAAAAGGCTAAGTTGATATCTGTCAGGGCTGTGTTCCTGGCAAAGTGAAATAACAGAGGACAGTGCAATGGAAAACAGCGAAAAACTTATTTTGGAATTAGAGAGGTTCCTTAAAGGGTGTCCCGGTCTGACCCAATGGGAATACGACTTTATCAACGGACTTAGCCGTTACTTTCGGCGTGGAAAATATCTAACAGGCAGACAGAAGAATATAGCCCGTAGCTTGATAAAAAAATATTCAGAAGGGAGCAAGAAGCCGGTGGAGACTTTAGCGAGACATGCACCGGTTCTTGCAGGCACGACTCAGAATTCAGTACCCAAAGGCGATTATGTCACTGAATCCGCCTTAAGGGAATGGGGAGGTAAAACATGCTGACGATAACTCCCAACACGACTCAGAGCCGGGCCTTGTCTATGCTGCGTCAGAACTGGAAACAGCACAGTACCTTCATGGTATACGCGCCTACCGGCAGCGGCAAAACAGGCTTATCGGCATTCATCACAGCCGGTTTCGTTTCTCGCGGGATGCGGGTGATGTTTGTCGCACCTTACCTGACTCTGGTTCGTCAGACTGCCACCCGGTTCATTCAGTACGGACTGCCGGAAGATGAAATTGGTTACGTGTGGCGGGATTACCAGCCTCACGACCCAAACCGGCTGATTCAAATTGCCTCGGCCGACACGCTGATCCGTCGTGACTTCCCGGACAACATTGATTTGCTGATTATTGACGAGGCCCATTTACGCCGTAAAAAGCTGCTTGAAGTGATTCAATATCTGGCAGAGAACACGGATGTAAAAGTGATTGGTCTGTCTGGAACGCCGTTTTCTCCGTTTCTGGGAAACTATTATCAACAGCTCCTGAAACCAACAACGATGAAAGAGCTTATCGATAAAGGTGAACTCAGTACCTATGAATTTTATGCACCGACAAAGCCGGACCTGAAAGGCGTAAAACTGACCTCCAGCGATGACTTTGGACAGGACTACAAAGAAGACCAGCTAGCTGAAATCATGGGTGATTCAACGCTGGTGGGCGATATCGTCAAGAACTGGCTGGAGAATGGTAATGATGAACCGACGATCTGCTTTTGCGTCAACGTGGCTCATGCCAATTTTATCACAGTCGAATTTAACAAAGCCGGCGTTAATGCCGAGGTCATCATTGCTGAGACGCCCCCGGAAGAAAGACAGATCATCATTCATCGGTTTGAACAGGGCGTGACAAGAATATTAGTCAGCGTGGGAACACTGATTGCAGGGTTTGATAGTGACGTTCGGTGCATCATTTATGCCCGGCCTACAAAGTCAGAAATTCGTTGGGCTCAAAGTCTTGGCAGAGGCTTAAGGGTTGCGCCGGGAAAGAAAACGTGTCGTATCTTCGACCATTCCGGCACCGTCCATCGTCTCGGTTATCCCGACGACATCGAGTATGACAAATTGCCTTCAAAAAGTGACGGTATGAAAGAGGCTTCTCGCAGTACTGACAGCGACAAAGCTGAAAGGCTCCCGAAGGAGTGCCCTAGTTGCCACTTTATGAAGCCCGTGGGCGTTTATGTCTGCCCGAAGTGCGGATTTAAACCTTTGAGCGGCGAAGATGTGGAAGTGGATCGTTCTCGTGGGCTGAAAAAACTCAACGGCAAGGACCGTACTTACAGTAAGAAAGAAAAACAAAGCTGGTGGTCACAAATCAAATATTACCAGCGCCAGCGGGCGAATCAGGGGAAACCCATTTCCGATGGCTGGTGTGCGCATACCTTTAAAAGCAAGTTCAGTGAGTGGCCGAACGGCTTAGATGATCACCCGGTCGAGCTCACACCGGAAGTGAACAATTTCATTAAATGGAAATTGATTGCTTACGCGAAGAGCCAGGAGAAAAAACAACTCAGTTCAGCCACACAGGGAGGCAGCGAATGAAGACAACGGATGCAGTTATCGGAAAATGGTCGATAGTGTTTGAGCATTACGGCCTGCCTCCTATTACCGGAAAGAGACACTACAAAGGTAAATGTCCAATATGTAGTCAGAAGGGAAAATACCGCTGTGACGATAAAGATGGTCGGGGAACATTCATTTGTGTCTGCAACATTGGTGACGGTTGGAAATTACTTGCGCTGACTCAGAAGAAGGATTTTAAAACGCAGGCAGCAGAAATTGATGAAATTATTGGCAATACGTATACCTATCAGCCTGAAAGCGTTCAATCTTCCATCAATAAAGATGACCGGTCATCATTTCGTGACAAGGTGATTGGGAAGTATTCCACACTGGTGAGCCTGCGCGGAACGTCAGCAGAAAGCTATTTACGCAACCGGGGGATTAACTGTTTACCCGTCGAACAAATCAGGTACTGCAATCATCAGCCAGTAGGAACGAAAGCTTTTCAGGCCATGTATTCTCTTGCGACGGATGATAAAGGTGCGCTGTGTTACCTGCACAGAACATTATTAGACGGTGATAAAAAAGCCAATACACCGACAGCTAAAAAAATGCTGTCACTCCAAAACGACAGTTATTTAGAACATGCGGGATCTGTTGCTATTCGTATATTCCCTGTCTCATCAACACTAGGGATAGCGGAAGGTATAGAGACAGCATTGTCATGTAAACAGATATATGGCTGCAACACGTGGTCGGTGATGAATGCCGCATTAATGAAGCGTTTCAGAGTGCCAGCGGGAGTTAAACACTTAATTATTTTCGCTGATACTGACCTGTATTCAGCAACCGGGCACGCAGCAGCGTTTGAGTGTGCGAGGGGCAATCTCATTGCCAAAAACGATGTAGAAACGGTCAGTATTCGCTGGCCTGATCATGGTGATTTCAATGACGTACTTGTTAACGGTGATGAAGTACGTGAACTGTCTTTTAAGAAGTGGGCGGAATAATGAAACTCGAATCAGCATTAAAACATTTCAGCCCAAAAGGACTGGTAATCAACAGTTCCCCCAAATGCACATCAACGGACCGGATCACGGGTACGGATGTGATGGCGGCATTAGGCATGGCTGAATCTAAAGCGACGTTTGGGATGGCCGCGTTTTTGGGTAAACACGGCGTCAGCAATGAAGATTCTATTCGAACCGTTGAACAGTTGACTTTGTATGCCAGACGTCAGGTACCCAAACTCATTACCAAAGCCAGTGGAAACCGGCTGGGAAAATGTCTTGTGATATTGGCAAAAATGGCCTTTGAGGAATATTCCCGGTCAGCCGCTACAACCACCTCATGTGCTCACTGCAATGGGCGCGGGCTAACATCAGTTCAGCGTGATGTGATTAAGTACGCAGGGTATAAGGATGTGATAGAGCAGCGGGTAGAAACGGAATGGGTGGATGAACTTTGCTCCCCTTGTAACGGCAAAGGGATTGTATCCAGTCGTTGCCGTTGTAACGGTACCGGGAAAGTTGTTGACCGTGAAGCAACGAAAGCTACGGGTGCGCCAGTGATTAAAATCTGTGAGCGTTGTTCTGGCCGTGGTTATAGTCGGGTACCGTCATCAGTGGCATATACAGCAATTAAGGCTCTCCTGCCAGAGCTGACACAATCAAGCTGGTCACGTAACTGGAAGCCATTCTATGAAAAGCTGGTGGCGAAATGTGATATCGAGGAAAGCAGAGCAGAATCTGAATTTAGCAAAGTAACGCGATAAAAAAGAGAGGGCTTGCGTTTTGCATAAACTTGGCGTAATCTCTCCAAATAGTGGGGAATTGTAGCTATGCTCACTAACGAATATTCAGGCCCGCCGATGAGCGGGTTTTTCTATTTCTACCAGTAGCAAACTCAAGGTTTACAGCCAAAGTAAACGACCCCTGAGCGGGGCCGTTGGATTATGGAATTAGCTGTTCTGGAGTACAGTTGTATAGTGCAGCCAGTTTTTCTCGTGTGCGCTTCTGTGGTCTATCTGATGCCTCCCACTGCGATACAGTTGATTGAGCCGTGTTGAGTTTTTCAGCTACCTCATGCTGAGACAGCCCACGATAGATGCGCCAGGCTGCCAGAATAGAGACATCCTGATCAACCATAATGGACACGACGCCGTTAGGCACGGTCACATCATCATATTTTGACGGAGTGTATGGCACATCCTCCCAATCTTCCTTTGTGCTGAGAAGTTTTTCGTATTCAGCTACTGGCAGGACAACATATTGAGGTTTTCCTGCTTCATCATTTATGTATTGCATTTTCATATATTCATCCGTGTAGCCAAGAGTCGCGGTGAATTTAATAATGAGGAAATGGCGGGTTGCCCCGCCTAGTACGTTGTCGATGTTCTCCGTTTGACTGCCATTATCGAGCAGATAACCGGCTCGCCGTCAGTGATTTCGAAGATTATCCTGTATTCACCAACCCGCAGTCTGTATTGGTTATCAAGGTCATGAAGCTTCTTGATGTCCAACATCACTGCGGGGAAAGTTTCAAGCTGGTTAACCTTCTCATTGATAGCTTTCCGGTATCTGGTATCGATTGAAAGCAACTGTTTTCGTGCTTTCCTCGTCCATTGAACCGTAACCATCGTTTCCTCATTTGTTAAAGAGCCTATCCGCCTGGGATGATTAGATAATACGATTTTAATCGTATTCTGTCAATTAAATACGATTAAAATACGATATTGTTTTCAGGCTGCGCATGGCGTGGTCTTTTATTATTTAACTGATGAGCATTAACTTGCGGTTGTAGTTTCTCGTCAGAAAGTTATTATTTACATATAGTTACATTAATTTATTTTTTTTATAATTAGACCATTTGCATTTCCGAAACTACAATTACATCTATTCTAATCAGTTAAAGTTGTGGTAAAAGGATGAGTGGGGAAAATAGAAGTTCTTTTGGTGGAGACATAGTATCAGCTTTCTTTAATGCTAGTTTAGCATTTTATGATAAAAATCCCGTTATAGCTTCAATAGGATACCTTTTGTTAACAGGTTCCGTCCCCCTTTATCTGCTGTTGAGATTCGCAGCTAAAATAAAACAACTAGATAACACAAAAGTTATAGAGAAGTTCAAGCTGGAGGTTGGAGGTCGCAATTCTACTGATAACAAGCCTACATCTACGGTTGTGAATTCTTCTCAAACGGGAGGCTAAAAATGGAAATTTTGATTCCAATTATTGTCATATGCGTAATATTTTTCCATGTTGGAATGTATGTAAGAGTGGTATTTTTACGGCGTTATCTGATGCTTGGCCGTGTTATGGCATTTTTGGAGCACAAGGACGCACCTGACATAATGAAAGAAGTGGTAAAATGTGCATTTATTGATACCGTTTCTATTTCGTTACCACTACATATGATAAAAGCCAGTCAGGATAGAGGCCGGAATGAAGATAGCGAAGAGTTGAGAAGGTTTTCGTCCGAGCTTAATCGTCTGTATGAGCAAGATGAATCTATTATTGTAGAGTTTAATGAAATTATTGAGATGATGTTTTGCTTGAATTTCAAGTTTAACTTTATTCTTTCTTTCTACGCCGCAATCAGAAGATGTAGATTTAGTATACGGTACTCTCCCGGTGAGGTTGGAGGGGGGTATTTGGGTTATAAATATCAACACTAACCTTTCTTAAGGTCGCTTCGGTGGCCTTTTTTATTTCATGCTCCATTAGTTCACTAAGTAAGATAGAGCATCAATTCTAGGTCACATTCCAGTGTGGCCTTTTTTTGTTTTAAAGGCCACTGATGTAAGTATTTTCAGCGAGGCAAGAGAGCGGAAATATTCGACTTAACTGGGATCATCTTATGCATAAGAATATTTGTAGCGCAATTAGGACAAAAGTTTTCCCAAAAACGCCCTTTGGTCGTCGATACGGTTTCACCTGTTGGTTGAAGTATCGATATTTCTCTTTTCTGGAAACAGCGTGCGCAAAGATAGTGCGTTTTGATATCAGAATCTGGAAGCGCCTTCAATCGGTATACCGTCGAACCGGCATCAGTGGTATAGATTTCATAATCCTTGGACTGCAAAGCAAACATCTTGATTTGGGCATTTTCCTCAGTAAGCTTCATTGTGATTTGCTTCTCAGCAAGGTAAAGGCTGGAGAGCTCTGCATGAGCCATTTGTAATTCGCTAATTTTTTCTCTGAGTTCGCCAATGGCATTAGTGATAGTAATTTCATCACGTGCATCTTTTATTACTTTTAACAATTCGAAAGCTTGCTTTGTCGCTGTAATAGCAGCGGCTGCTTCTGTAATCATAGTAGTCTCACATTATTGTAGGGGTGAGTTAATATTAGCCGATTTCTTGTTGTAGGGGTATAGCAGGAAACACGCGCCGGGCGTGAAGTAGTACCCGGCACCACTTCAAGGGCTGCGATCTGACGCGGCCTTTTTCTTTTCACGCCCGTAATCGCGGGGACTTAATCCCCAGCGGGGGTGGAAATATGAAGATGAAAAATAATCCTGATTTATGGGCTGAATTAATAGACGGCTTAAAACATTCGTGGCCGCAAGTATCTGGCACGGCAGCCGCAATATTAATTTGTTGGGGACGTCTGATTTATGACGGAGTGGAATGTAAAAACAAATGGGCTGAATGCCTGTTATGTGGAGTTCTGTCATGGGCGATATCCAGCGGTATTGAGGCGTTCGGTATTTCCTCCGCCGTATCTCCGATGATCGGCGGTTGTAGCGAGCCGCGTAAATTGAAAAAGCGCGTCATTTAAATTGATAAAATTTCCGCGCCGCGCTTTTTATCAAAACATGTGGTTTATTGAGGCCCTTTTGTGGTCAATGATTGACTGCTTTTTGCTCGTTTCTTTCTCCATTCTTGCAAACACTCATTTTGAACATTAATTGATCTAAAAAGGCCGCTTGAGAGATCTTATCCAGCGGCTAAATTAACAGGTCACCATTCCAGATGGAAACACTGTAAATCAGCGTGAGGTTTTTCGCACACTCACACATAGAGCTAATTTTGATAAATACAATTTATTCTATGTGCAGCGACGGAATTTACATGTCAAAGATTGGTTATATCCGGGTGTCAACAAATGACCAAAACAGCGACTTACAAAAAAATGCGTTGATAGGTATAAATTGTGAGCAAATTTTTGAGGATAAATTAAGTGGAAAAACAACCAACAGACCTGGTTTAAAGCGGGCTTTAAAACGACTTAAGAAAGGAGATACTTTAGTTGTTTGGAAGCTAGATAGGCTTGGTCGTAGTGTAAAACATCTGGTCGATTTAGTTTCCGATTTAAGTGAACGTGGCATTCACTTTCAGAGTCTGACTGACAGTATTGATACTGGTACAGCAATGGGGAGATTCTTCTTTCACGTTATGAGTGCACTGGCAGAAATGGAACGGGAGTTGATAGTTGAAAGGACAATTGCTGGATTAATAGCTGCTCGTGCGCAAGGGAGGGTTGGAGGCAGACCAGTAGCATTATCAGTTGCTGAACAACAGCAAGCTGCTAGATTACTGGTAAAGGGTCACACACGTAAACAGCTATCGCTGATTTACAATGTTTCCCTCTCCACTATTTATAAATATTTACCAATAGAGAAAACCAGACAAGAACAGCTAAAATAAATCACATATTTTGATAAAAAGCGCGGCGCGGAAATTTTATCAATTTAAATGACGCGGTTTTTCAATTTACGCGGCTCGCTACACTGAATAAGAACAAAAATGCCGATCTTAAATATCGGCATTTTACTGTGAAAGAGAAGATTAATTTAATGCTTTAACATTTCAATTTTATCCCGGCTCAGTCCGGTACTGGTGACAATAATGTCCAAACTCACGCCATGCCGTAATAAGGCACGAGCCGTTTCCAGTTTACCTTCCTCTCGGCCTTCTTCTCGACCTAGCTCAATACCTTGCTTGATACCTCGCTCAAGCCCTTTTTGTTCAAGCTGTTCTGCAATAGTCATCAGCATCGTTTCATGCTCCGGAGATTGTTCAATCAGTTGATGGACAAAGTGTGAGAGATCCAGCGTATGTCCATTCAGTAGAATATAGAGTAACACCACATTGCGCTGCTCGGTTGTATTATACCCTGCATTCAAGAGTTCCACCAATTGGAGGAGCCATTCCTGCATATCCCGGCAGCGAATAATCTAAAAATAAAAATGTTCAATAAAAACAAAAAATTAAACAAATAAAAATCACAACAAAATAAAATATGTACAAACAAATGTACAAACAGAAAAGGTGCTCATATGAGGTGTAGCGATTGGTTTTACGGTGTTAGACGGAAGGTTCTGAAGTGAGAGGGAGATTGTGAAGCCGGACTAACCGGCTTCGTTCTGCCTGTGCGGCAGTATACATACTTTTCAAAAATCAGCATTTCTAAGCTACTTGTACAGTAGTAAATCAATGTTAAACACATTTGAAAACATATGTCAACACTTTACTTCGGCACATCCGGCCATTCAACATTAGGCGCTTGATTTACATCGACACGAGTCAGCAATACTCTGTATTTTCTCCATTCGAGTAGAGCTTCTTTCTCTGAGTCTGTAGCGACTTCTAGATCAACAGAGTCTTGCAGCAATGCGATTGTTTCATTTGCTTGTTGTAACAGTGCTGCTTGCTGTTGTTTTGCTTCGTTGATTTGATGGGACTTGAGTAAGTCTTTATCGACTACCCAGTCTTTACCGTTCCACGTATCAAAGTCGGTTGGGGGTTTCTTGAATGTGAGCGTGTCAGGCAGCTCACCGATTTCTGTTACTTCAGTCGGTTCTCGCGTTAACGTGTCGTAAGCTATTTTGCCACGGTAGTCTGGGAGGATTTCCCAGCGGCTTTTATCAACACTTCTGCAAACGGCCACATCATTAGTTTTCGGCAGTTCCGGGGCATCAGGATAAGCACCGGCTGATAAACTAACTCCAAGCATCACATACTCGATATCTGAAGCAATGAATTCTCTCGTTATCTGATTCGAGTGAAAAACCTTTATCCAGCCTGCCTGAATTGCCAAACCATCTTTACCCAATACAGCGGTTTCATGTTCTAAAGAATATTTTTGTTCTGTCATTATGCTGCTCTCACTATGTAGTTAAATGCGATGTTGCGGGGACGGGTTTCGTTTGCTATTACTTGAGCTTCAGTAACGCCGCCCGTATATGTATTTTGATCAAGTGAACGTGTGCGCGTGCTACTGCCGGATGATGTATACCATCCGGCATCCCCGGTCAATACAAGGTCTTCAACTAATTGTTTTGAAGCTACTTTGTAGTGATTGTGATCTGGAATGCAGTCAGCTTGCCACGTTCCGCACATTCGCCCTGGATCGACACCACGGCTATCATCCCACCCTCGAATAAATTCCCCTCTTAAATCGGGTACCCTACCGGCAGGATAAGCTTCTGCTAACTTCGGATATAAAGATTTGTCGAACGTTTGGCCGTTACACGTTAAGTAACCGGGCGGAGTGTAGCGGTGGGGGTACGGAAGCGGGACGCCGACAGGGATGTTGATATCATCAAGTGTCGCTAACGTACCGTTTTTGTTTGGAAAATTAACAAGATAAATATTATTGCCCGTTGCGTCACGTTTATATAAATAAATAGATTGCGCATTATCATTAGTTAGATTCGCTTCAATAGCAAAGAACCCACGCGATTCTTTTCCGTCCGGCGGAAGAAAATTAATCAGCGGATATATGCTCTTTGTATTAACAACCCCAATATTTCCTCGCGCAAAATTAGCATCAACAAAACTTTGCTGTGCTGAATTCTTTGCCAACTCCACCGTCTCCACCAAACCGAGGTTTTTCACAAACGCGTTTTTGTCGGGGATGTCGGCACCGTTTTGATTTTTGGACAATCTGCTATTAGCATTGTCATTAACCTCACTAACCAGCTTTTGTGATGCGGCTAATACACTGCTATTACCAAGCTTATCCGTCAGTCCAATGCTCTTTTCAGCGACAATACTTTTAATGGCTACAGCAAGTTGATCTAATTTGCTTTTATCAGGCTTAATACTCGCCGCTTGCAATACAGACAGCAATTCAGCTTGCACAATGTTAAACCACTCCTGACCGGGGTAGCTGACAGCAAGACCCGCGCCGCCCTCAGTAAACCAGAGCGGTGTTGGATTGCTTGCCGGCGTGATGGGCGGCATTACGCTAACGCCCGATGGGTTATCAAGTCCAAACATCGTTAATCCTCATGATAAATAAATACAAATTCAGTTTCGGCGGGGGCATAGCGTTCTAATAAACACTCAAGGTCTGCCGCATCAGCAACACGCAAGCGTTGCTTACAATTATCAAGCACAGTTGAAAAGCGCGAGGTTCTTTCAAAGACATGAACAAAAACACGAAACCAATTCTTCTCTGGATAAATGGGATAGTTGCATCCACGCAGGCAATGATGGGGGTAATGCTCCTCGATTTTAATACGATAGCCGCGTTCTGCCGCCAGGTGCGCATAAAATTGATTACAAAGACTGCCCGACATCACTAATTTTGCTTTTACCGCCTGACGGCGACTGTCAATCGTTGACTCATCGTCAATGCTGCAATCGGGAAGCCCGGCGAACGCTTCCCAATCTTCGAGCAGCATAAAAGCCCGGTCGGCATAAATTTCATTTAAAATGACATCATTAATCACATCCACGCGGGCAAATTCTTCGCCGGAGGCAAGCATTAATTTACCCAGATCACTATCGGGATCTCTTACCCAGGCTTTGCCGACTGGCAATAAATCAAGGCCGGATTTTTGATAGTCTTTTGCGGTCATTGCCATTCGATATCTCCCAGCACGAAAATTTCATTCTCTGCTGCATAGACGTCTGCAACGGGCGAAATTACAGTATTATCAATTTCGCCAGGGGCATTAGAAATTGTCGCCCGCATTTCTGAGAGTAAAGCCAGTCCGCCATGCGGCAAATTTTCAAGATAACTTTTCAGACTGGTTTTTACTGCATGGCGAACTGCTTCGGTATTCGGCGATAAACGAATGCGAAAATTAATGACTTTAGCAACCGGGCTTTCAACAATCAGTTCTGCCCCGGTAGTCTTACCCTCTGCCTGATTGGTCACCGGGTTGATATGCCCGGTCAGGTATTCTTTCACACGCACCAGATCGCCAGGTCGCGGAAATATATTGGTTTCTTCGTCCATCACAAATAAAACACCCACCGAACCATAGCCCCGGTAGCGAGGAATACACCAGGCGCGAGTGACACCTGCGCATTCTTTTGCCCAGCGTTCATAGTCATATTTATTGCCCCCGGAGGGCGGATATTGCACCCTGAACAACAAACGAGAACGCAGTGAATCAATCGATTCCAGTTCTGCACCACCGCCGATGTAATGAGTCATGGCTTGAGTTTTTACACCCACCACGGGCGAAACCAATTCAAATTCAACCCCGGATGCTGTATTTCCCTGCCTGCCGGGTTCGATGGCAATAACAGAAACTGGGTTTTCACCCGGTGCCGCATAGACATCATTAACGGACTCAAAAACAACCCCGTCCGGGCGCTGAAAGCGTGTGCCTTTCGGTATCACGGTTTCATTTAGCACAGTCACTGTAATACTGCCTGTTGCCTGAGTGGCGGGTTTACGCCATACCCCCCAGAACTCACAATGTTCCAGGAGTTTGTCATCGTCTGAAAGATGAGGGACAACCTGCCGACTGGTCCATGCAAGATGATCATGCAATCCGGCTGCGTTACCCGCGTTAGCAAAAGCAATTGCTCCTGTCGTGCTAAATGCAGAACGGGCAAATGTGCCGGGTAAACGACTCTCAATATCTGACTGAGTACGAGCCAGTAACGCGCTAAGAGATGGGGCTTTATACGGCATTTAAATCACACTTAAATGGGCTTTAAACGACAATGGCAACACACTGCCGTTGAATAAAGTAATATTCACTGTCAACAGTAAAACCCCGCGTTCGGGTGCTGTTGCAGCAACAGTGATTTGCTTTGCATGGTTATCTTCAATCAGCCATGTCAGCGCTTCTTCTGCATAGGCTTTGGCGCGATGCAAAACCGATGACAACTGTTTTTCTCGTGATAACAGCCACAAACGGCTGCCAATCGGCCGCGCATTAAATGAGTCTCCCCACCAACCGCGTTTGTCAGTACAGGCCCCCGAAGGAAGCTCGTCAGAATCCAGTGCCCGACGGTCAGTAAACAAGGAAATAATGACCGCGGTAGCTAATGAGTTATCGAGCACAATATCCGCGTGCTCGATAGCAATGTCTGCGTTGTTTGTTTGCCATTGAAGCGCAATGTCATTCATCTCTGTTTGCTCGTGCTGTATCCGTCATGCTCTGTGTGAATGTGGTCTTTACCGCTGGTTGAACCTGACATATGATTGTCAGCCGTACTGACACCTTTTATATCAACATTGCCGGTAAAGCGGGTTTGGGGAGCATCAAACACAATTTCATCCGCCACGACTTCCAGACGCTTGCACTGAATGCGAACAACACCATTTTCAGTCAGTAAAACATGATGCCCTTCCAGGTGATAAAGCGTACTGTCACCCGCCTTTAACTTACCCATACGACTGTTTTTATTGTCAACGGCAATCGCAACCAGGTGCTGGCGAACGCCACTAACCGACAATACAATAGCTTCACTGCCGACGGGCGGAACGCTGCTGTGACCATAGTTTTGGAACCGTTCTACATCGTCGGCCGCTTCATCAGCCAGCAACGAAACTTGCAGGTTTTGCTGTTTCAGCGAGTCATTGACAATATTAACCACGCCCCGCGAAATCAGCAGCCTGACCCGGCGCTGAATGCTGGCGGTGAGCTTATGAAGCTGATTAATCATTTCCACATTCCATTATTGGTTTTGGGTTCAGGCTGGGCGGGTTCGTTAAAACCGTCTCGTGGCATCAGTTCGAGCTTTGTTACTGTCCCGGCATCGTTATCAAGCGTATAATTCACCGAAACAATCAGCAGTTCTTTCTCATTCAATCCAGCCGGCTGGGCGTTTAACGTCACCAGTTCGTTAGGCTGCCAAAGCTGGCCGTTTGGTTTGAACCATCCAGTGACGCCAACTGTTGCAGTCATACCATGCGCCAGTGCACGCTTCTGCTCCCACGAGCCACGCGCATTGCCTTTTGCCGTGGTCAGGTTATCGTCAGCAAGAATAATTGTCGGGCGATAGCGGGTGATTTCAGCATCACGCACATCAATATTAATCGCGGTAGATTGCGCCGGGGTTTGGGTTTCACCCCATAAACCGCCGGCGGCATTACTGCCCTTAACGCGGTACAGACTGAACCGGTCAATCCACGATAGATAAGTGTCAATCGTTTGAATTTTCACGCCCTGATTGTCTGTCGGCCCCAGCACCAAAACACCGGCTTTTTCCGTGCCGGCAGTGGTAAAAACCAGTTCACCCAGGGCATTACTGGTTACCAGTACCCCGCGGTGCCGGGCAGCACGGGACAGGTTATCAAACACGGTTTCGCCGGGTTCGATTTGCCATTGCTTGAATACGGTTGCTGCTGACGCTGCTTTAACTTCCCAGCGAACAGTCACACCAAACGGCTTGCACAAGTCTTTTGCAATGGTTTCAAGTGTGACATTACGCCACTGGCCCTTACCATGTATTGCGGCACAATCAACAAAATCACCGGTTTTATCCCTGCCAGACACTGTGATAGTCCGCTCATCATCAATACTGGTTTCCACCGTATCCACATAACCGGTAATTACCCGCTGACCATTCATTTCAAGCTGGCATGATTGACCGGGTAAAAGCACTAGCGGAGAGTCACCGCTTTTAACTGTGACGCCTAACGAGAATTGCCCGGCCATATCTTCAAGGCTGCGGGTGACATCCAGCGTTTTCCAGCCCGAATAGATTTTGTTACCCAAAATTAATTCAATCGTATTAGCCATTAATCACCTCGATTTCTATGCCGCCGGTGACGAACGCCGGATGCCGAATACCATTTCGGCGGATAAAACGGTCCAGTTGCCGCACATCACCCGTTTCACGATAAAGTGTGACCAGTGCCGGCTCTGTCCCTGCTAACGCAATATGTCTGGCGGTCGGTAACGCCCCCGCGGTGGCCTGCATTTGCTGCACAAAGGTAATGCGAAAATCCCGTAGCTGATTTGAGGTCTCGAACCAACCCACATCCCCGGTCGCTATCAGTAATTGCATCAGCTCATCATCAAGCTGTGTGCTGGCTTTACGGGTATCATCCAGCGTTTCAATCAGCGGAATGGAAGTTATCGAGAGTTCAGCCTCAAATTCGGATGACTGAGCATTAACGGCTGACGAAGAAAAAACGGTGTAAGACGTTCCGGCCAGGGTTAATGAAGGTGCCGGCGGTTTGGTTTTCGCGGCTTCTGTCGCCGCGTTTAACACTAACCCGGCAAGTTGAGCCGCAATAAAAACCGTGGTGGTGGTATTCACTACATGCTGTAAATGCGCCACTGCCGGCACATTCGGTTTTGATTGCACCTGAATACTGCTGCCGGTTTTACGTAATGCCCGGCTGGCAACGGCGGGTGGAGCAACTTCCGCCATGCCGCTGACCAAATTAGCGATATCATCAAAGAGCTGATGCGGGGCATTAATCAGATTCTTTAAGGAGCCTTTCAGCGCCAGCGCGGAACCTAATAATTGGTTCATACCTGATGTGGCAGGCAAACTGCGAATACCGTTAACAATAGTATTAACCGTCGCTTCAACGGTATTCAGCGTATCGGTGACTTTAGCTATTGCGCCGGTTACGGTGCCCCATGCTGCTGTGACATCGGACAGAACGCGGCTCGTCAGGCTGTCGCTGTTCAGTTCCGGCTTGTGCGCTTCAACCGGGGCGGTTTTATCCGCTGCCGGCACAAAGGTGACAGAGAACATCGCAACCCCACCGGTATAGCATGACTCCCGCACAGTGTAGGTTTCGATTTGAATTCGCTGCTTGCCCCAATAAGGATGATCGATTTCGCCCGGCTCGGGGGCTTCAAGTGCCGTTATCAGCGCATCACGCTGACTAAAATAGTTATCACCAAACACCACCGCCGTAAATGCATACTCGCGGGTGGTCAACCCCATGTCTTCGGTTTCGCCGTCATCCCGCAACGGGTATTCATGACGAACCACACGACGGCCGCCAGTCAATGTCGCATCATCAATAATATAGAATGGGGCACCGCGAAATGCCCCTTTACCCGTCCCCACTTTTGAGCGCCAGGAGGTATCATTAAACAGGGTTAACACGCCATCAAAATCGGACATCATCAGTAACTTCTCCCGTAGCTGTAACCGGTGTTCACCCGCAAATCGATATTTTCCGATTTGACTGATTTCGTTTTCGCTTTGATATCCCCGGTCGTTTCAACCTGGATCGTAATCTTGCCTTCCGGCGGTTTTTGCTGATTTTGCTGCGGCTGGGGCTGTGGGCTTGCGGGTTCTGCCAGCGACGGAGGAGACTTCTGTTCCCAATTTCCGGTTAAATAAGGGGAGGGCTTGATCCCTTCTTTCACTATCTGATCGTTATGTTTGTAATACCAATTCTTAAGGTCGACGGGGAATATTGAGGAGCCACGTTCTTTACCGGTTGCGTCGTAGGCATAGGGATATTCTTCACGCATCCGTTCGAAATGCTTATTAAGATTTTTACTGACTTCTTCCGATGACAACCCGGGCAGCGCAATGGTTGATGCAATTGCCGCTCCGCGGAGTCTGCCTTTTTTTGATTTAAAGATATCATCAGGGCCAGTGGCATGATTATTGTTGTTCTGGTCTTGCCAGTTCGTGACATAAACGGGCACCACATCCGAATCACCCGCCCCCAGTTTGCCGTTATTAGACGGGGAAGTGGAATTTGCGCCCCCAGGTCCTTTAACCATATCCGATAACTTTTTGTAGCCTCGCCACGCATAGCGTGCTGCTACTGCTGCTCCAATTGCATACGCGGCTTTTTCAACCGCGGCGGCATATTTGTCTAGCTCTTCTGGGGTAAGTGAATGAATGGCATCAGCCAGGTCTTGAACCGGCTTAGCCAGCTTTAACTGAGCAAATCGTTCGCCGGTATTCGCCAGGGACGTTAATGCACCATTAAACGTCTGGACATTCTGCGTGGCTTTTTTCTCCAGCAATCCCTCTTCAATATTTTTCGGGTGAGCAATTTTTTTTACCAAATCCCGTTTTTTGGGATCGGCAAAAACCAACGCAAGTTTCAAGGTATCGCCGTCAAAAACATCTTTTAAATTGTTTTCTTTATTTTTGGCCGCCGTGCCGATTTCAAACATTAAATCGAGGGGATGTTTAAATTGACCATTTTTATCTTTTACATTAATCCGGCCTTTTCGTTTTAAAATTTTCTGCTTTTCTTTATCATTAATAACGTCGTAAAAACCTTGCATGGCAGAAAAAGCCTGCGCTGGATCATTGAATTCGGCATCGGCAACCCGCAGCACTGCCAGCATTTGCTGTTGGTCTAACTGGGATTGCCATTTTGTATCTTTTCCTAATCCCCTTAATGCAGCCAGTTGGTCACCAATATTGCCCGTCCCCTCTTTGCTGGCAGAAACTACGCTGTCCAGCCATTTTCGCATTTTCTCTGGGGACTTAAAGCCAACATTAAACATCCCGCCCAATTCATCCCCGGCAGCACTGGCTTCCAGTTTTATCGCGTTAATCGTTAGTGCAATATTGTCCAGTTGCGCTAACGTCGCCTCAAAATCATTTGTTTTTCCCAAAAAGGCTTCTGCACCGGTCGTTAAATCAGAAGTACTGAGTTTACGATGCGCGGCGACTTTGGTTACTGCGGCATCCAGTTTCATCACCTGGTCTGCCGTCAGATTATAGGTTGTGCCCAGTTCGGTGATGGTCTGTTGATGGTCGGCAACTTTTTTGCCCGCCATTGCAAGCCCGCCGCCGGTAACAAATCCCACCATACGGTTATCAAATTTATCCAGAATACCGTTAGCCCCGGTGACCGCACTGGAAAACAGCCGCATTGAGCGGCTGCCTTCCGTGCCGAACCGGCGGATACTGGCCCCGAACTGACGGGATTTTTGCGTCACATTGCCGACCAGATTAACAATAAATTCGGCGCGATTTTTTCGTTGTCATTTAGCGTTTCTCCAGCCAGTGTGAGTACAGCAATAGTTTCGGCAACGGTAAGGCCAGCGCCCATGCTGGCCCACCCTTAAGCCGAATCCCGACGGATAAGGCAGTGCGCTCGATAGCCCGAACGCACTGCAAACTATCGCCCCTCGTCTGCGACTTGCCTCATCGTTTCCATCGCAACATGACGCTGTAAACCGGCCTGGCTGGCGATTAACTCCAAATCATCCTGATGCAGTGTTTTTAACAGTGCCATCGGTATCGGGCCGTTGATGTTGCCAACCCGCGCGATAGTGCGGCGTAATAACTCATAGCCCATTAGCGCCGGACTGGAGAGCAGCATCGGGCCTTTCTCCGTCATCACGACCCGCTCACTGGCGGTTTCGGCATCAATCAAATCGCCGGCGGTTAACTGGCGCAGCTCGACATCAAACTGCTTTTTGGCCTCGTCGTCATGGCCGTATTGCAGGCCGTGCTTTAACTGAAACATGGTTAAATTTCCTTACATTCAATGCCGATAAATTCAGCGGATATCTCACCCTTGCTGGTGAGCGACACATTACCGTCACACCAGGCGTTAGCCAGCATGAACCGCTCACCGGTATCGCATTCAAATTCGATAGTCGCATCCACCATATTTTTAATCACAAACAGACTGACGCCGGGACCTTGCGGAATAACACAGCTCAGCCGGGCTTCTTTCGGTGTCTGCTGCCAGCCGTAAACCCTGGCACCAATAACCGGGTCGCGGGTTACGCCGCCCGGCGTCAGTTGCGCGCCGTCTTTCGTTGGAATCTCTTTGCCGTTAAGCCGGATATACGCAATACCGGTGTACTGATAGGGGCTTGCCATCATTTTTCCTTATTACAAATAAACTGGATAGCGTGCGCATAAATGCGGAACTGATTAACCAGGTTCGGATTGCTGCGTACGTTAATGCGATTGCGATCACTGCTGTCGCGTTCAACAATCAGCGTCGCTTTGAAAGCGTCGAAATCTTCCACCAGTCCGGCAATTCATGTTCGGTAAATAAGGCTAACAACTCCGTTCTGATGACGGACGGCGTGACTATCGCCTGTCCGGCGCTGAACGGCGTACCGTCATTGGCCAGCTTATGACGCGGGTATTTTTGCGTGATACGCACCCGTGTTGAGTAACGCAGATACGAGAGAGTCGCGATAGTCTCGACATCCAGATAACTGGGGTCGGGGTCGCCGAAGCTGTTTTCACGATACATGGTTATCATGCGCTCAATCTGCACGACATTGCCCGCCGCCACATTGCATGTTGATATCCCGTCAGAGCAGCAAGTTACGCTCATTCAATGCCCAGCGGTCACCGGCGGCAGGCGGCAAAATACCGGGCAGTTGCAACGTTTGAAGCGGCCTGGCAGGGTCAATACTCAGCGAGCCTACCGCCACGCCCGCCAGGGTGGCCGCCCAGATATAGGTTGGCTGCGTGCAATTCCGGTTGCGAGGGTTGAAAACAGATAATCATTGCGTAACGTCCCGAACGTTGAGGCTTGCGCCAGTGTGCCGCGGTAGGCCATCCAGCAAATGCCGTCAATCATCCGCAGCGGCCCCCAACGGGTTTTCAGTTCGTCACGCAGTAAATCGAGATTCGGCGTATCCGTGAACGGGTTAACAATATAGTTCCACCAGGTATCACCAAACGCCGTAATGGCCACCGCCAAATCAGGGTTGCCCGTGGCCCCACCCATCGGAGTGATCGCTAAATTGATGCCCGCCGGGAGCATTTCCCCATCGAAGTAGTTGACCCGGACATCAATATCATTGCCGGTTTCACCGCCCCATTTGGCTTTTAATATCACGGTGTCAGCCAGGGCTTCTGCACTTGCTGTGACCGGCAGTTTTTCCTGTGCACTAATCGCCTCGCGGATTTTGCCAGCCATCGTGACCGCATCGTCTCCGGCTTTGACAGTCACACGTACAGGAACGCCGGCTATCATCAGCGCAATTTGCCCGGTCTGAGCCACTTTACCGATAAGCTGAATTTTCCCCTCAGCCTTGACGCCATCGTCAGTATCGTCAAGGGCAAGCGCCCACAGTTCGGCAAACGCGTTGCCTTTGATGAATGATGCGGCCATTTCAGCCAGCATGGAGCCACGCCCAAACGCGGTTTCAGCGGCACTGGCAGAGGTAACACGAAAGGGTTGTCCGGCGGGTACCCGTCCGGTTTTCAAGCGCAATCCTAAGAGCAGCGTTTTATGCAACATCTGCGGCGTGCCGGTGACGGCAGCACTGTTATCAAATTCGATGTAGCAGAGGGGTACCCGAATATTTGACGGGATTTCATTAAATGAGAGAGCCATTTATTGCGCTCCTTTTTTCACAGCAGGGATTTCAACTACATCACCGTCTTTCAGGCGACGTAACCAGTACCCAATGCAGGGCTTTTTATCGCCTTTTTCAGCCAGCGGTTCGTACGTTTCAGGGTCACGAACAACTAACCCCGGTGTGGGTTTAATATGCAATTTAGTCATAGTGTAATTTATCCTGAGTAGGTAAATGGATCAGGGCTTCCTGTTCAGGCGTCCCCGCTGGCTGTTCCCATTGCTGATAATGAGTTTCATAATCGTCTAAATCGTCAATCGCGACAGGGTCCGGCAATGGCTGCGGCGCATCAAAATACAGCCCATACACCGCCACGCCCCCCTGACTCTGAATATCGCTCCACAAGTTGCCAACTTGGGTTAGCGTGAAGTTACCCGCCGGGGCAATCCGGCGGTTGTTCAGCCAGGCGGTGAGCCGTTCAACAATCTGATAAATGCCCGGCACCTGGGTTTGTTTACCGTTTAACACAGATGCGCTGACAAAAACGCCCCATGTGCTAATGGCGGTATGACGTATCTCGCCCTGGCGACTGCCCAGCCAGGCAACATAAACCGCCGGTGCGGTATTGATAATCAGCTTGACGGGCGCTGTCACTCCATTGTCCGGGATGTGTATCGACTTTGCGCAGCGTTTTACCAAATAGCTGTTGGATTCCCGTCAGTAACGCGTCCGAAATATCACTGGTGATAGAACCCGGTGTCTTCATCAGATAAATCCCCGTGATTTCTCGCGCTGCCAGACACTGCCGGCACTGGTGATTTGCACAATATCACCGCCCTCCGGGCGTTCAGCCTCTTTACTGAGTCCGAGACTGACATCCCCGGCGGCGACTTTTTCCAGCAAGCGAATCGCCTCTTCGCTATCTTTCGTGGCTTTTTCCGTGGCCGCACCGTCTTCGAGCGAAAACCGCGCCAGCACACAGGCCACCCTGACCAGCACGGCCGGCACCGTTTTCAGTGGCAAGGTCGCGCGACTGTCGATATAACCGTCAATCGTCGCGCAAGCATCATCCAGCGCCGTTTGTATCAGTCGCTGACGCGCAAGAGTCAGTTCGTCATCGGTTAATGCGGCCCAGTTATCAATCTTGACATCCGTCAGCGTGTTAAGACCGTCACGACTGTAACGCGCGTACATATCAGCAAGCCGGGCATAACTCATTTATTCGCCTTATCTTTCTTGGGGTTAGTTAACGTAGCTGTATCATCTTGATGAGCCAGCCGCCCCGGTTCGTCATTATCGGTACCTGTCGTAACAACCGTGACAGACAGACGGGGATCCGCTTCCAGCGCCTGAAACTGCGCCAGCGTAACAGGCGGCAGGGCATTTCCCCCCTGCTGAAAAATAAACCCCGCACGCCGATAGCCATCATGTGCTGTATTGACAACGTGAATACCCGCCATTTCAACCAGTGCAATCGAATCCAGCGCTGCTGCGTTTGTTTTATCAGACATAACATTTCACATCCTTTAAACAAGGTTTAAACGGGGTTAACACCCCGTTTAACAGGTGATTAGAGGTAGTCCGCCACAATCAGCTCAAGGCGGCCTTTGATTTCATTGCTGATAGTGCCGCCCTTTGCGTCAACCGTTAGCTCACGCTCTAATAACTGTGTGGCTTCTTTTTCCATTGCCGGCGGCACAACCAGGTGAGTGGGCCGGATTGCCAGCGGACGGCCTCCGTCCGCTTTAAACTGACGCATGGCGGAAATCACCGCCCAAATGTTATCCGCGGTTAATGGCGCTTTAGCGGCATAAGCCAGTTGCCAGAATGAATAACCGGCTTCACAACGGGTATCGACGCCGTAGCGAAAAGCTTGCGCATAAAGTTCTGCTCATCATCGACTTTATCCATCGCTACCATTTCCGGCGCTTTGCGCTGCTGGAAAATAATGGGTTTAATGGCCCTGGAATTATCAAGTACAAACCACGGCAACCCTTTATAGCCGTCGTCTGTCAGGATGTTACTGACTGATTTAGCATCACCCTTACCGTCTGCATCGGGGTAGACCGGATGGTCAGCATCAAAGAAGTTCTGTTTGTCGTAACACAGATTAGAGAAGCCGTTTGACAGCGCACCGAATACCAACTCATCCGGCTGCACACCGGCGGCACGTCCCATTTCAGTAAACAGCGGCGAGTAAATGCCGACGTTATCGTCTTCAATATCATCCCGATCAACGCCCACTGTGCTTTCGAATGGCCGGTTAATGATTTGATAACCGTGTGATTGCATATCTTTAATAACGCGATCACCAATCCATTCACGCATGCCCGGAAACTGCCCCAGCCAGCCGTAAGTATTCGATTTTGTCGTGCTGGGCACCACGGTCGCAATGTGCTCATACTGGCTGCCAGCCCCTGCTCTTCCAGCCAGGACATATGAGAGCGCACCACGTCACGGCCAATACGATGACCGTAGGCATCAAGACAGGTCTGCAAGACCGATTCATTGGCATCACCACCACATTCGGTCAGTGAACGCAGCAAAACCAGTCGTTGGTCAGCGTTCAAAATTTCACGCATGGATGACATTAATTCTTTTCCTTTAATTCATTTTGCAATAACAAATCACTCATATGGCGCAACTGGCGTAGCTCCGGCAGTGCCGCTTTTAAATCACCGCGCAGATTTGCCATTTCTAACTGCAAAGCGTGTAATTCTTTCTGGTTCGGTAAAGTCGACAATGAACCCTCCAACTGACGTACTTGCATTTTAAGTAACTCAACATCATCACGTTTGGCATAAGTTTTACTGAGCAACACCAGCACCACGTTAAAGGTAACCGTAACCGCCGCCCATACCATCGACCAGTTTTCTTTAAGAAATGCCAGCACCGAATTTTTTCTCCCATAATGTTTGGCAGTCAATACAGCGCTCAAACGCCGAATTGATGGCAAGCCGGGCGGGATCAATCACCTCGCCACAGTGACCGCAAATGCCGCTCCCTGTCTGGACTGGGCGCTCAACATGGGCTTTTAGGGCCAATTCACGCTGGCATTGTTCTACTTCACAGGCTTTATCAATCAGTCTGCTCATTTTGTTTTCCCCGTTGTTTGTCGACCAGGGCTTTGATTGCCAGCAGCTTTTGCTCCAGTTCCTGGCTCCACTGCCCGTACCGGCTGGCGTGGGTCAACAGCGCCTGTGGTTCCCCGGAACGCGGCATCGGCGGTTTCAGCGGCAGTTGCAGCAGATCGGGCGGAATGGCCGGGCAGGCTGAAATCACCAGGGGCGGCGTGGTGGTAACCGAGCGCGGTTTGGTAGAGCCGCAACCCGTCAGGGCCAATGCCGGTGTAAGCACTCCCATCGCGACTAAGGGCATCAGGAATACTTTGTTCAATACGCTGTGTGGCTTGCGATAAGCGTGTGATAGCGGCGTATAAGTCATTTGACATCTTTTCATTTGCATGTTGCTGTGCCTGCTGTTTTTCAATCAAATCGTGCAGAGCACCGGCGTTTAATTCGGCGGTGGCTTTTTGTGCCCGATAAAAAGACAGTTCCGCCTCTTGACGGTTTTCAATTTCCTGGTTGATTTGAGGCTGCAAACGTGACTCGGCCCACCTGTCCCCCAGCCAAATGCACAGCGAACCCCATACCACAATGAGCCAATAACGTTGGATAAGATTAATCACGAGCAAACACCTCGCGGTTTTCTGTCACATTGAGTTCTCTGTCACGCTTAATGGCGGCCTGTTTTGATGCCTGGGAATGAGTGACCCATGCGGCGAGGTAGCCGACGAACAGATATTCATCCATCTTGCCGGCGAGCGCACACCACAATAAAACGGCTGTGCTGGCAATAAATGCCCCGAATAAGGTGGTATCAGAGGTTGAGAGGCGACCGGTTGCCGGGTTGCTGATAAGCTGCTTTAAGTGTGCTAACATACCGGCCCCCTGTCGCGTTCAGCCCGCAATAAGCGGATATCTTGAGCAGAAACGGATTGCCAGCCCCGGCAAAATAGCGATTGATAAGTGGCGTTATAGCTATAAATTGGAATGTCGCTGATATCGTTGCCGGCCAATGCCTGCTGTAAACAACGTTCCCGCCCGGCTTCATAGATACTGAGATAGCGCGGGTTACGTAATTCAGCAATTTGTCTTTTTAATAAATGGTCTGAAATCGGCGGCGGCAGCATCACAACACCTCTAACACCGCAGGCGTCAGCTTATCCAGGCGGTTAAACCAGCCGTCAAGAAAGACTTTTTGTGTCGGGTTCACGGCAATAATACGAGCGTAAGCCAGTGCACGCCGATTCAGCAGTCGGATAAACAGATATTGCGGCGCAAAGGTTTCAACGGCATTCAGCGTGACAGGGCCGATAACGCCGTCATCCCGGACACCTACTGCACGTTGTAATTGTTGTACAGCGGGCTTGATGCCGTGCTGAACGGCGGCGTCAAATACCGCCAGCGAGATACCCGCCGGTAACTTATCGCAACCGGCTTTCAGCCAGAAATCCCGATAATAGATTTCAGTGGCATCGTCTTCGGTTAATGCGGCAATATTGAGGTGAGGGTAGCTGCGCTGACTGATACCAAATTTTGTCTGGCCGCCGGTGTCATGGGGGTTATTGACATAGCCGCCTTCCGCCGGCAGTAAGTAATGGATAGCATGGATAAAAGAAACGCTGTAACTGTAAGTCATGATGGCTACCTGTTGATAATCGGTAGCTCATCATCATGTTTTAGGCGGGACAATTGGGTTTGTGGGAGGTCAAACAAACCCCATCAGAACAAGTGATTACTTGAAAAGCTCACCTTGATAACGTTTACGATGGAGCGCTAATTGCTGACGCAGAATAGCATATACCGTCGAATGGGTAAGGTGATATTTTTTTGCTAACTGCACAACCTCACCACGTGAACAGCTCCATTCATTAAATAACTGGTTATCACGTAATGCGATTTTCAATGTGTCACCAGTAGGTAAATAAACAGCTCTGCCACCGTAGTAATGAGCTAATGCACCTGCCAGCTTACACGCCGCAAGTTCCGCTTTGTCTCTACTGGTATTTTGCCGTTGTAGCTCACAAGAAAACAGATCAACAATATCGGCCAATAACTGCGGCCACCTTGTCTGTAGCTCATCTGATGGGATGGCATCCATTTGATCTAATAATTCACCAAGTTCTTTATGGTCGTGGTCGAAAAGTTCTAGGTTCATAGCTATCTCGTTATACAGATACAGGCTCAATAACACATGACAGTTCTAAAGGTTTTTTGATAGCAATAATCTTCCAACCATCGATAACTACTGTCTTAGTTTGAGACTTCTCCTGCCAATCTTTATCAGACCATAACTGGTTGATGGCCTTGGTATTGGCAGTAGCGTTTTCATCCCAGTAACCCGCCTCAGGAATAATTTCCTTAGAAATTGATGCACAACCTGAGGAAAACATATCTGAAATGGGTTTTGAAAAATGCGAATGAACCGCAACTCTATCACCCGATATTGTGACTTTCATTTTTTCGTTATGGTGGATTGTTAACTCAGTAATCCATGTATCATTCTTTTTATACCAATCAGTTACTTTTACCTGATACTGTGCACTAACCCTCATATATTCCATGACGGTATCTTTCGTGTTTGCTATTGCAGAAAGCGGCAATAGTAAGAAAATAAATAAAATATTTTTCATCTCATGTTTCCTCACCTTGACTTTTCAACCACTCTAAACCGCCTGAAATCTTAGCAAGATCTATACCCAATTGCTGCATTTGTCTGAAATAAGCATCACGACTATCAGAACCCGAAATTTGTTGTTTCTCCCGTGCATTGATATTGCTGCTTTGGGCAATAATCTGTTCGGCTGACTGATAGACGGTTTTCAGGTAGTTGTGGTTTGATAACGGTTTCTTGTCTCCCTGTGCACGCTTTTCTCGGATGCGTTCAACAGTTTCACTCAAGGCGTGAGCCAGTACCCGACTGGGTGTGTAAAGCGCCAGCACTTCCCCGGCCAGTTTTAATGCCCGGCTATTGGACAGGTTTTGTTTCTCACGGCGAAATAAGCCGATATAGGCCACCAAATGCCGGGCACAACTGCCCGGTAATTCAGACAGCATTTTTAATAACTGACGGCTGGCGTCATCTTCACATAACGCTTCTAAGTGCCAGTCAGAATGGCAAATTGGGCAACGGGCTATTTTCATGATGATTTCCCCATATTAAAGGCGTGACATATCGCATCGTATCCCCGGCGTTCTGGCAGTGGTTGTTTGCGGACTGCCATGCCTTCTGTCATCAGCCTGAGATGCCATTTTTTCAAACTCTCAATAACCGGATAAACCAGTGCGGGGGTTAGCCAGCCGACTTCTGCGACCCCGGCACCATTGATTTTAGTTGTTTGTCGCATTACAAATTTATTCAATGCTGACTCTGAACCATCATCAATAAACCCCTGCTGATGCATTGTGATCCAAATGGCCCGAATTTTGTTGATTTCCGCCGTACGTACACGGCCTTTAACATGCTGATGATTACGTTTAAAACGGCGTTTAAATCCCCGTTCAACAAACGCCGCATACACTTGTTTTAATTCATAATGGGACAGATCACGACATGACGTTTTACCCGTTGCTGATGTCAGTGCGGCACGATAGGTTTCGTCATCCAATTTCAGCTTGGCTTTCGCAATATGAATAAGACGAACAAGTTGTTGTTTTGTCACAAATCACCTCTTATTCTGTACTGACTGCGATTCAGCGCAGCCACAGTTATCACAAAGGTTTCTGGATTCTTAACGCTTTTCACCAAATCCCTCTTCAATGGCTTCTGCCATTCTTCTTAACCAGTCAGCCAGTTTGAGTGCAGCCGCTTTTTCGGTTTCTAGCAGTGGAAAATCAGTAATAATTGCCTGAGCGACATAACCGTATTGGCTACCATTAATCACCATAGATTGCTCCAGAATCGTTTTATCATTGTTATGTCTGATGAAATAACGGCTTTCTGTTGTTCTCTCATCTCTATTTTTTTGAAAAGAAATCAAGTCTACCGTCGTGCAATCCCTGTTTAATAATTCCGTTACAAACTCATGAAAACTATTCATATTATTTTCCTCGATTTTGGCGTAAGCGCGCCCCTGGCGGGTTTACGCCATGTTTAAACCGTCTTTAATTTTGTGGTGTGTTAAATCACGCCGGAGTTAAATAATCTGTTCTGACAAAATAAGGTTCAGTACTAATTTCAACTACCGTGCAATTGGTTAAGTCTTTCGCTTTATCCACTGTCTTAACCAGCGTTCCACCACGTAATATTTTGTTGGGCTGGTAGATAAAACTGTCGCCAACACGATAACGTTGATTAAACTGTGTTGCTTTCATATCAAACCCCGGCGATATCCAACGGTATTGGTTTGTACTGGTCAGTATCCCCTACACGCTCATAAATTCGAATATAGGATTTGCTGCCGATAACTTGCAAAGCTTCTCCGATAGCAATCATCGCCTTATTCCAACGCTCATCATCAATATCCAGCCGACGCAGACCCAAGACACGACCTGTATTAATGTCACCTTCCTTATCGGTAGAGAACGCCTGACTAATCAAGGCATGGATTTCAGGACGCGCCCCTTCCGTCCAGTCTGCAAGACATTCATCAATCAGGGATTTAGCCGCCTGCAAACGCTCATCAAAAGCAATACGGTCTTGCATCGCACGCTGAATTTTAAAACGGCCATCATAAGAGTAGAGTGTCACATTGCCTTTTTTCCCGCCTTTCGTGGCACCGTATTTCTCTGCTGACAAATCAACAAAAGCTTGAATATCAGCAAAAGCACGCAGCTTCAACTCAGCTAATGCCGAGTTAACCGTGATGGCCTGCTCAACGATTTCTCCGACTAAATTATCCCGCTCCAGGTCAATCGCTTTGATGATACTGACGGGCGTCAGTACGCCTTTAGCATCGACCCAATAACTCTCCGGTGCCTGCTGTGTTGTGTATTGTTTAGTGGACATGCTGATTAACCTCCTGAGTGTGAAAACATAAATCGTATTGCTGAGCGAGGTGATGCTTAATAACCTGCACCAGCGCCATGACCTCTTGTTTTTCATTAGCTGTGTAGACAGCCCCCCCTGACGCCTTAACGTCATGCATTAATTTCCCCTGATGAGTCGTAATAACAATTTCGATTTTAACAGCCATACATCCCCCTAATTAATGTAATGATTCAGACCAAAAAACCTGACAACCGCAATGCATAAACATCCCCTGCCGATAATCACTATTGCGCCCCAGATATCGGTAGGTGGCCTTGCCGTTACGAATTAACTGTTCGCAATGCGTATGGCGGGCAATTTGTATACGTGGCGCACTATCCCGTATCATGATACTCATCACAGTAAACCCCTGTGCTGTCAGCGCGGATACCGCATCACCCGCACGATTAAATACTGAAACCAGTGAATCCTTTGTCATAATGTCGCCCCTTCCAAATCTTTAACCGCAGCACGGATATGTTTCTCAGAAAGTAGTTCGTTGTTGCCTTTGGCAAACATGGCCGCCAGTCGCAAAGTATGGGATACGGTACGCAGTGCGCCGGGACGCTCTGATAACTGCTGAACTAACGCGCGTTCCTGCGGCCCCAGCCCCCACGCCTCAGCGATGGCGATAACGTCATCTTTTTTGGTTTTCAGTATGGCGACTTTTTTCGCTATCCGGCTGAACAGTCGCGCAAAGTCCACACTGCGGGAACTACCGCCAGTCAGCCTGGCATAGACCTGATGATTGCCGACCAGCGCCAGACCAATCCCGGTCTCCTCCTGCAAGATGCGCAATTCCTCTAATACCGGATAATCAAGATGGTCGGCTTCATCGATCACCAACAACCCCGATGTGCCGCGCAATTTTCTGCGTACCGCCCGCCCTAGCTGACCTGCCCGGCGTGGCGCATCTCCCAGCCCCAGCTCCAGGGCCAGCTCGTACAGGCATTCACTCAGGCTGGCGCGGGAGGGTGACACAGTTATCAGCCACACGTTAGGGCGCTCAGCGACAAACTGTTGCAAGGCTTTGGTCTTACCGACTCCCGGACTGCCGTAAATCACACTGATGCATTGCGCCAGTTGGGCATATTGCAATGCACTCCAGATTTGCCGCACAGTCTTCGTCTGGACAAAATCTGGGGCTGCCGGCATTTCATTAGTGCGCTTGCTGCGGTTCTCCAGCCAGACCGATAATTGACTGGCCACTTTGCTGTTATCACCTTTGTAGCTTTCATTCATAAACTGGGATAGCGCGGTACTGGATATGCCACTTTCGCGGGCGACATTGCTGTAAGTCAGGCCGTCACTTTCAACAATGGTTCGGATAGCGGCACGAACGTCAGCCAGCTCTGTTTGTGTTTGAGTCAACGCGATAATATTGGTCATCTTAATCTCCTAAATTAAATCGTGTTTTTCTGCTGTTGCTCATGCAGTTGTGCCACGGCATTTTCAAAGGCATAGTCATAATCGGTGCCTGATTCGGATTGCTCTTCAATTGTCACCCGGCGCACGGTATTACCTACCGGGTGATAGATTTCTACTACCCGGCTTTCCGGTGGCGCGGGCGGCACGGTTTCCGGCATCAGTTCCGCGACTTCCAGGGCCGTCATGCGGCGCTGTGCAGCAGTGGCTTCTTTTGTGCGCTTAACAAAGCGCGTCCGGTTGCGGTCATGTTCACGGGCAACCTGAGTATCACCAAACCCGGCCTTTTCAATACAGGTGGCTTCACAAATAAACCGGCCGTCCAAGGTGTAACACAGCACGGAGTCATGCAGTGCCGCCGGGTCAAAACGAATAACAATTTTGTTAGGCTTAACCCCCAGTAACTGCTCGTGGTAGTAACGGTTTTTGCGGGACTGTATTTTGCCGCCGGCATTTAAAGTAAAGGTGCCATTGGTGACCGTGACCGCTTCAGCAGGCAGCAACAATAAATGGCGTTGTTCTGCTGTTGCCTTACGTACTGTACTTTCCTGATAGCTCTGTTCAAACGCATCATCAAACGACCCTTTACCAAGGCACACCTCTGTATCTCGCCCAGGCCGACGGTTCCAAAAAGCGATCCCTTCTGCCAGCGCATTTAAAAAAGTTTCCGCATCGACTACCCGTTCACCATAATTATCGGGCTTTGCCATCGGGTTAGCGCCGGTATAAGCCCCAGCCAAAGCGGGATGTTTATCGACGACTTCACCCAGACCGCCGTGAGAGAACGCACGCTCTACTGGTTTTGCCTGGCCGTGTCCCCGACCAAACAACACACTGGTCCAGTGCAACTGGATGCCCAGCAACGGGATGATACCTTTCGGGTCATCTTCTTTAACTTTGAATCGATAGCGGTTCGGTACACCGCCCGTCATCCATTTGTTGGCCGCGGCTCGCGTGTTATCAATAGTGATGTGTCTGGGAATGCCGTATTGCTCAATCACATCAGCCAGTGCCAGGCGGATACTGTCGCTGTTCTCGGACACATCAGTCCGCCAGGCCAGAATCTTGCGGGTACGGATATCTTGCCAAATCCAGGTCTTGGGCCGGATAACCTCACCGTTAAACCATTTAACAAAAACGTTATGCTGATAACCGTCGCCGTTAATCCATTCCATCGCATCCAGTTCAAGCACAGTGCGTTCTTGCGCGGGATAAAGCCGCATTAATGCATGCTCGCCCTGCCGCAATAGCACCACCTGTTCGGCTGGTACTTCACGTTCAAGTTTCCGCCGCAGGGATGACAAACTCGGTATTATCCAGCCATGTGCCGCAGCCACTTCCTCAAGACGGGCATAGCAGGTCCGCAGCGCCGGTTGCTCCGGGCGCAAATAGTCAGCAAGCAAGAAATCCCAAGCGGCAGGCGTACATTCCGCCTCTTTCTTCTTACGCGAGGTCAAACTGTGCCCATGCTTGCCAACCAGCGCCGCCAGCCAGTCAGAGCGATCAAAAGGTTTTGCCTGGTAATACCAACGTCGCACACTAGCAGAAGGAAGCTGTAGCGCGTCCGCAGCAGAATCAAAAGCGGTTAGGGTATCAATACCGGTATCAATCAAACCCGCCACGGCAATCACGGCCTCACACTTTTGGCGTGCTTTTTCACGCTGCTTATTGCTTGCGGCGTTAAATTGTTGCCAGAGTGATTCCCGGCAGTAGCTTTCAGTTTGACGTTGTTTTATTTCAAACTGGCGATCGTTAATTTCTATCGTGCCTTGTTTTTTCAGTATTGCGGCACGGGCCACGGGCGGCAGACAATTAATATGGAATTCAAATGCCTTAGAGCCTTCACGCTTACGGACCATTTCTGTGGTTGCATTTTTCTTTAAGCGGTTAGAAATGTTAAAAGGGGCTGTTGGTAAATTCGGTAGCCCGACACACTCTTGCGCTGTAACCCAAATATCCATCAGTTCACACTCCCAAAATGAAGAAGATTGCTCCCGTAATTATTCTTTTGCATGGTTATAACGACTCGGCCAGATAACAGCCGGATCAACACCGATTGCCTGAGCAATCAATCTTTCCCCCTTGGGCCAAGGGCGAACTAGTGCATTACGCAAAGTATCTTTTGCCAACCCTGCTTCAACAGACAACGCACGTAGATTTGTACCGCGTTTTTCTAACGCTGCGCGAATATCTGCGCGATGCCAGTCTTGCCTGTCTTGTTGCATTATGTGATCCTTAATAGGTTTATCTGCCCCGATAAGCGCTAATGATTATCGGTGTGAGTATGAATGTAGCGTATAAAAACACGCATGTAAATACCTAGGCGTGTTTTTATACCCAAGGAGTTATTTTCAATGGATCTTTCTTTAAGTCTTTAATGGTGGGCTTTATGGCTGAAAAGCATAGCGAAGAAACAAAAAACACAGATCATACTTTTCATGAGAGTGGAATAACACGCTTTGGCGAGAGATTGTCTACGCTTATTGGTAGGGAATCATACAAGTCATTTGCAAAAAAATGTGACATGTCTGATAAGGCGATAAGAGATTACGTGAGCGGAAAGACATACCCTGCGTTAGATAGAATTGCCCATATAGCAAAGGTCACTGGCTGCTCTTTTGAATGGCTGACGACAGGACATGATCTTAATAAGCACGAGCCTGAATTTTCTGAAATAACAGAAGTAAACACAATGGTCACACCGGAACAACAGCAAGCATGGCTGGCTATATTAAGTAGAATGAAACCCGAGGAAAGAGAAGTTGTCATTGACCGTGTTTTCAGGCAGGGTATCAGCGCATTACTCACACCACCCCAGACAGACATTCAGCAAGAGTCGCAATTCCCCTGGCCGGAGGACCTGCCAGCTAAACTGGGAGTGTCTAACAACTCATTGGCGTTTGCTCAACTGTATGCATCTTTAACTGATGAACAACGACAGAGATTTTTGGAGTCTATCAATGACAAAGAACACGTCCCGGCAAACCACAACAAAATGAGCAGCAAAGCAGGTTAACATGGGTTAAAGCAGCCTATGTTTTAAAGCGTATTTAAAGATGTTTTAAATGACTGATAGGGCTTGTCCTGGTTTTATTAAAATAAGTGGCGCAAAAGCAACAATCACAAAAATTTTCTCATTTTAGTTAGTCTGCCCGTCAGGGCAGGAATAAACTTATCACACTCACTCAACACCGCACCAGCGCTGAATTTATACCCGTGAATTCCCGTTTATTTTGACCAATTCCCTATTCTTTTTGTTTCTCATTACTTGTGGTTCAATACAGCGGTGCTGTGGGATTTATCGGTGTTGATAAAATCAGAGAAATGGCTATCCGTGCCATTAACAAACGCATTGGTGATGACAAATGACTAGAGGCATTCGAAATAATAACCCTGGCAACATTGACTATAACGGATTCAATAACTGGCTCGGTCAACTACCTCTTGATCCAAAGATTGAACCCCGGTTCTGCCGGTTTGAGTCACCTGAGTATGGTATCCGGGCGCTGTTCAAGCTACTGCAAAACTACCAACGCAAGCACAATCTGAACACGGTCAGAGAGATTATCAATCGTTACGCGCCGCCACATGAGAATAATACGGAAAGCTACATTCAGTTTGCGGCTAAGAAGGTGGGTGTCTCTGCGGATGATCGGATATCTACCCAAGACAAGATAATCCTGTTCGCTTTAGCTGAAGGTATTATCAAGATGGAGAATGCAAACCAGCAACCCTATTCACCGGAGACGTTCGAACGGGCGTTTGAGATGCTATGAGGAGTTGAGTGATGAGCATTATTCAGATTCTGGTTCCGGTAATTTATTTTGTCGGTGTTATTGCGGCATTTATTATTTTTACATTGATAGAAAAACGCACCAATGATCCGGAATGTCTTGGACTCATTTTGTTTATGTCAATCATGTGGCCACTGTTTGTGATTTTGATGCCAATTGTTTCTGTATTCGCTTTTTTAAACGAGAAATACAATAAATTTGTTGGCAGATGGTCATGAAATTCAACGCTAGTTACTACACGATACTCGCATTAATCGTTATCTCACTGACAGCGTATTACTATCACTCTGAGTTACAGAGAGAACAACGAATTACAAAGCAGCAACAAGAAGACATTCAGCAACTGACTGACACTATCAGCTATCAGAACGCTCACATCACGATGTTGAACGAATTGGATACTAAACACACAAAGGAACTTGCTAATGCGAAATCTGAAATTGATGTTCTTCGTGATGATGTTGCCGCTGGTCGTCGCCGGTTGCGCATCGCGGCCACCTGTAATCAAAGAAAAGCCGATCCCACCGCTGGCTTGGATGATGCAGCCGCCCCACGACTTAACCCAGCAGCTGAACAAGATTATTTCGATCTCCGAAGAATGATTGTTGAGAACGAACAGCAAATAAAATATTTGCAAGATTACATTAGAGTCGAGTGTCAGTAACAGTCTCGCAATCGCGGGGCTTTTTTATATCTAGCGTCATGCCCGGCGCAAAACAACCACAGAACCTGTTTGGAAATGAGCTTCGAAGAGATGTCGGTATAGGCCGGTGATCCTTCTGTGGGCTGGCATTTCTGGGCAACGAGGTTCATTTACCAAAAGGTAGAACACCATGCATACAATTACAGTGCCGTTCCACGGTGATGATCTTTATGTCGTTAACTACAATGGCGAACCGTATACCCCAATGAAACCCATTGTCGAAGGAATGGGCATGGACTGGACGGGTCAACATGCAAAGTTAAAACAACGATTTAAATCAACTATAGAGGAAATCCCTATGGTTGCGGCAGATGGGAAGACACGAGATATGGTTTCTCTCCCATTGCGTAAGTTAGCTGGCTGGTTAGCAACTATTAGCCCAAATAAAGTTAAAGTCTCTATCCGGGATAAAGTTATTCAATATCAGGAAGAGTGCGACGATGTTCTTTATGACTACTGGACTAAAGGGATTGTGGTCAATCCTCGCCAACTCAGTGTAATGGAAGAACTTAACCAGGCATGCGCCGACATGAAACGAGATAAGGGGATCGCCAGTTTGTTTGGTACCGGATTAAATGAATGGAAATCCGTTAAGGCTGCTCACGTATCAAAAATTAAGACGCTGGTTAATGAGGCTAACCTTCTGATTGATTTTGTCATGGCCGATACCGGTCCGGGAAAAATAACCCGAACATAAAGCGGAGATGAAATAATGGATATGCCAACTCATGAATTTTTCTGCTGGCGCGTTGCTGAGGCGTATTGCTACCACTTGATGAAGGTTAATCAGAGCCTGGTATATCGTCATTTATTTGGCGATATTCAGGTAAACCAACATTTCATTGCCGGGCTGCTGGATGGCAGGTTAAGCGAAAAACTCAAACCCGATAGTCTGGCGCAGTTTTACTACAAGCTACTTGAACCTTTTGAAAGAAATGCTGATGAGCGCGTTGTCTTTATTGGTGGTGTTGCTCCAGAGCTTAACCGGCGTGGCAAACGATATATGAATGCCTTCCTGCATGAGTTTGGGATGATGTTGATGGATATTGGTGTCAGAGAAGAGAGTGGGCGCTATCAGTTACCGACCGAGTGGGAACCCGCATGAATCATGAGCAATTCATCGCTAATAACATACAAGCCGAGTTAGTTAAGATCGGCTTTTCTTCATCTATAGCGGATATGGCAAGTGACAAAGCGGTGGACTATTACCGCCGTAGTTCTTCAGCAAGTCGTAAGGGCAAGATGTACGATGACTGTCTGCATATTGCTAAAGCGTGGGCGAGTAAATACAGCAAAGTTAAGCCGTTTCTAAAGTGACGGCCCCGGAGAAATCAAATGTTCAGATATAATTTAAAGCAAGCTATCAAAATCAACATCAGCGGTGAAGTGGGTGAAGTCAAAGGACGGGCAGAATATATAAACAACCTCAATGACTATTTGATTAGTTATAGAGCGGCTGACGGTTGCGCATCTGAGAAATGGTTCGATGAAAGTGAGATTTCATCAGCAGATGAAGAGTAGTCACTAATTCAGAGCATTCCGCTAACAGAGTGCTCGATAGTAGTGATTTCTTTATGGGTGCCCAGCGGGCAGATACTAACTTTTTAGCATAAAGTTCTGATTACAACTGTTTCCACACTGGAAACAGTTCAGCGCCGGTTATCGCAGTCTGTTTGTATTAACTACGACATAGCCTCCCTTCTATCGAGTGTACAACAGAGTCAAAAATAACCAATACCCCTGAAAGCGGCATATGTCAGTAACATCAACTGTAGGTAGAAGAAATGGTGTGACAGCCGGAGAGACGGCCATTAAATATTAAAGTGAGGATAATATGCCAGCAAGAATCCCGCGAGCTTGCCGTAAACGTGGTTGCGCGCATACAACAACAGATCGCAGTGGCTATTGTACTGCCCATCAGAATACAGGATGGGAGAACTACCAATGCGGTAAGAGTAGGCACGAACGCGGCTATGGTAGCAGATGGGATGCAACACGCCCACGTATATTGAAGCGTGATAAATATTTGTGTCAGGACTGCAAGCGCGGCAAGCGGGCTGTCACAGCGACTACAGTTGACCACATCATTCCTAAAGCCCGTGGCGGTACTGATGATGATAGTAACTTACAATCACTGTGTTGGTCTTGTCACAGACGCAAGACAGCAACGGAGAGAACACGATGACAGAGAAACAAGTGAAGCTATCACGATTATTCAAGGATGGCGCATTTAAGGGCTATGCTTTGAGTGTTGATGGCATGTTGTTATCAAACCAGAAACAAACAGTAGTTGAGACTAACGCTGGAGACATTCACCCCGCTCTGAGTGTAGGATTCATCGTCACAGATGAACTCACTCATAACGCACCTGATATTCACATCTAATTTCAAATTAAAATCATTTCTCGTGAAATTACTTCGCAGGGGGAGGGGCGGGTCAAATCCCTACCCCTTTCGCCTTATGGGACCGCCGCCTCAGTCGAATTTTTATACCCGCGAAAAATGAAATTTAATCCGGGAGACAAATTAGGCCAATTTAAGTTTAATTTTCCGCTGTATTTTTAATTTTTATTCCATTTTGGGAGATTTTTATTTATGGCTGGAACGGCTGGCCGATCCGGTCGCCGGGCTAAGCCTACTGCACGTAAGGAATTGGCTGGCAATCCCGGTAAACGCGCCCTGAATAAAGATGAGCCGGTATTCACGCCCTTAAAAGGGGTTTTGCCACCTGACTGGTTTCAAGAGAATGGATTAAATCTTGCAACCACAATGTGGGAACTCACCGTGGGGGAGCTGTGTGGACAGGGAATTTTGTGTGTTACCGATCTTGCTGTGTTAGAGCGTTGGTGTGTAGCGTATGAGTTCTGGCGGCGGGCAGTTGTGAATATTGCTATGCAGGGTAATACAGTAACCGGCGCGACGGGTGGACCGATAAAAAACCCGGAGTTAACGGCAAAGAAAGAACAAGAATCAGAGATGAGTGCCACGGGTTCAATGTTGGGGTTAGATCCCAGCAGCCGCCAGCGATTAATTGGAGCCGCAGGTAAGGCTAAAACAGAGAATCCCTTTATTAAGATAATCACATCATGAGTCGCAAATCTTATCCCAATGTTAACGCTGCAAATCAATATGCTCGTGATGTTGTCCGTGGAAAAGTTATAGCCTGTCAATATGTGATTGATGCCTGTCAGCGGCATATTGATGATTTATCCCAGGAAAAAAATAAAAAGTTTCGCTATCGTTTTGACAAAGATTTGGCAGAAAAAGCCGCCCGGTTTATCCAACTTCTCCCACACACGAAAGGCGAGTGGGCGTTTAAACGGATGCCGATCACGCTGGAACCCTGGCAGCTATTTATTGTGTGTTCGGCGTTTGGGTGGGTGCATAAGGGCACAAAGCTGCGGCGTTTTCGTGAAGTGTATACAGAAGTTCCCCGTAAAAACGGGAAATCAGCGACTTCAGCCGGTGTCGCTTTATTTTGCTTCACTTGTGATGATGAGTTCGGTGCCGAAGTTTATTCTGGTGCAACAACTGAAAAACAGGCGTGGGAAGTTTTCAGACCGGCTCGGTTAATGTGTAAACGCACTCCTTTATTGACAGAAGCGTTTGGTATTGAAGTGAATGCCAAAAACATGAACCGTCCTGAAGATGGTGCCCGGTTTGAACCCCTAATTGGCAATCCGGGGGATGGGGCAAGTCCGCATTGTGCGATTGTTGACGAGTATCATGAACACGATACTGATGCACTTTATACAACGATGTTAACAGGAATGGGTTCTCGTCGTCAGCCGTTGCTGTGGGCGATCACAACGGCAGGTTATAACATTGAAGGTCCATGCTATGACAAGCGGCGTGAAGTGATTGAGATGCTTAACGGGACGGTACCCAATGATGAGTTATTCGGTGTGATTTATACGGTTGATGACGGAGATGAGTGGACAGACCCGAAAACACTCAGGAAAGCTAATCCCAACATGGGGGTTTCTGTCTATTCTGATTTTCTCTTGAGTCAGCAAAACAGGGCAAAGAATAATGCTCGTTTGGCTAACGTGTTCAAAACTAAACACTTGAACATTTGGGTATCTGCCAGGGCGGCCTACTTCAATTTAGTGAGCTGGAGAGAGTGTGAAGATAAGACACTGACGTTAGAACAATTTGAGGGGCAGCCCTGCATTCTCTCTTTCGACTTAGCAAGAAAGTTGGATATGAATTCCAAGGTCAAACTTTTTTATCGCGAAATTGACGGGAAAAGGCATTATTACTGTATTGCGCCCAAGTTTTATGTGCCGTATGACACGATATATAGCACTGATACAGATCAACAGCGGACAGCAGAGCGCTATCAAAAGTGGGTGAATACCGGGCATTTAACGGTTACAGACGGTGCTGAAATTGATTATCGGGTTATTCTTGAGGACGCTAAAGCCGTTAACATAGACAATCCGGTGGAAGAGTCTCCCATTGATCCCCACGGTGCCACGAATCTGTCGCATCAATTAGCTGATGAAGGGTTAAACCCAATAACTATTATCCAAAATTACACTAACATGTCAGATCCCATGAAGGAGTTGGAGGCGGCTATCGAATCTGAACGTTTCCACCATGACGGGAACCCAATCATGACATGGTGTATAGGTAACGTGGTTGGTAAATATCTGCCGGGGAATGATGATGTCGTTCGCCCTATTAAAGAACAGCCCGAAAACAAAATCGACGGTGCCGTGGCGCTCATGATGGCGATTGGCCGGGCCATGTTAAATGAGCCTTCTGACTTCCTTTCCTCTCTCGATCCTGACGAAGAATTATTAATGCTATGAAACTACTGATTATAGATTTGCTGGGGCTAACAGGCTTCGGCTTACTCGTGTTCGGGCTTTACCTGCAATACGGCACGGCTATTGCTTTACAAGCGGGAGGCGGCGGACTGTTGGCATTTGCACTGATAGCAGCATGGAGGAATAAGCGTGTTACTTGATGCTATTTTTCGCAGCGAGCCACTGGAGAACCCCGCCAATCCTATCACAGGTGAAAATCTTGATGAAGGGTTTAGGTCCGGTGATGTTTACGTCAGCCCAGAAACTTCAATGAAATTATCGGCGGTCTACGCCTGTATCTATGTATTGTCATCTAACGTTGCCCAGATGCCGTTGCATGTGATGAGGAAGATAGGAGACACAGTAGAACAAGCACGGGATCACCCGGTTTTTTACTTGATACACGATGAGCCGAACGACTGGCAAACTAGCTATAAATGGCGGGAACTGAAACAGCGTCACATCCTTGGCTGGGGTAACGGCTACACCTGGGTTAAGCGTAATCGACGAGGAGAAGTGACGGCAATAGATGCTTGTATGCCGTGGGAAACTACCCTTTTGAATACAGGCGGGCGCTATACATACGGGGTGTATAACGAAGAGGGCAACTTTGCAGTCAGTCCTCATGACATGATCCATATCCGGGCGCTGGGTAATAACCAAAAAATGGGTTTAAGCCCCATTTTGCAGCACGCTGAAACTATTGGCATGGGAATGAGCGGGCAGCAGTACACAAGTAACTTTTTTGGCGGTAATGCGCGTCCGGCCGGGATTGTTTCAGTAAAAGGAGAGCTAAAAAAAGACTCCTGGGAACGGCTGAAAGATGTTTGGCGGAAAGCGGCGCAGGCTCTTCGAAATCAGGAAAATAAAACGTTGCTGCTCCCTGCCGATCTTGATTACAAAGCGCTGACTGTTTCCCCGGTCGATGCTCAGTTAATTGATTTAATGAAACTGAACAGGTCACAGATAGCCGGGATTTTTAACGTCCCGGCGCACATGATTAATGATCTGGAAAAGGCCACGTTCTCTAACATTACTCAGCAAGCGATTCAATTTGTCCGCTATACGATAATGCCCTGGGTTACTAACTGGGAGCAGGAATTAAATCGTCGCTTATTTACTTTCGTAGAGCGCAAGGCAGGTTATTACGTTCGCTTTAATCTTGCCGGATTGCTCCGGGGCACACCACAAGAACGCGCCCAATTTTATCATTTCGCTATTACTGACGGTTGGATGAGTCGAAACGAGGTTCGCGCTCTTGAAGATATGAACCCTGTCGCCGGGCTGGATGAAATGCTTGTCAGTGTCAATGCGGCCAACCCTGTTAATACAGAAGATAAAGAGGAAAAACAGAATGAGTGACAGAGAAATGCGCTGTTACAGTGGTGAAGTCCGCGCCGAACAACACGAGAACCAACCAACGCGAATTGTGGGTTATGGCTCGGTGTTTAATAGCCGTTCGGAACCGATGTGGGGATTCAGAGAAATTATTAAGCCCGGCGCTTTTGATGATGTGCTGAATGATGATGTTCGTGGCCTATTTAACCATGATCCTAATTTTATTTTAGGTCGCTCAGCATCAGGAACGTTGTCGTTATCTGTTGATGAGCGCGGATTACAATATGACATTCAGGCACCGGATACCCAGGCTATCCGCGATCTGGTACTGGCCCCGATGTTACGCGGTGACATTAATCAGTCTTCGTTTGCATTCCGTGTCTCCAGAGATGGCGAAGATTGGTACGAAGATGATGAGGGAATTATTATCCGGGAAATCAGTAAATTTTCGCGCTTGTTTGATGTTAGCCCGGTGACTTATCCGGCGTATCAAGAAGCTGATTCAGCCGTCCGCTCCATGAAAGCCTGGCAAGAAGCGCAAGACAACGGAGCTCTCAAAAAGGCGATTAACAAAAGAATGGCGCGTGAGCGTCTAATGACTTTATTAAATATTTAGGAATGACAATGAAATTACATGATTTAAAACAAAAACGTAACACGATTGCGACTGACATGCGTGCCTTGCATGACAAGATCGGTGATAACAACTGGACGGATGAACAGCGTACAGAATGGAATAAAGCAAAAGATGAGTTACAAAAACTGGATGATCAGATTTCACGCGAAGAAGAGCTTCGGACTCTTGATCAGCAATTTATTGAAGAGACTCAGAAAGAACAGCGTCAGCATTTGAACAATGACCCGGAAAAGCAGCAGCAGGAAAAACGCGCTGCGGCGTTTGATAAATTTCTGCGTCATGGCCTTGGTGAGATGAATGCTGAAGAACGCCAGGCATTAAAAGAACTCCGTGCACAAGGGACAACACCGGATGAGAAGGGCGGCTATACCGTGCCGACTCAAATGTTGAACAAGATCGTTGATGCTATGAAAGCCTACGGCGGTATTGCCAGCGTCGCTCAAGTCCTGAATACCTCAAACGGTCAGCCGATTGAGTGGGCGACATCGGATGGGACAACAGAAGAGGGTGAACTGTTGGGGGAAAACACGGCGGCATCAGAAGAAGATGTGGAGTTCGGTCATGCCACGCTTGGGGCTAAAAAATTAAGCTCAAAAATCATTCGTATTTCAGACGAATTGCTACAAGATAGCGGGGTTGATATTGAAGCTTATCTGGCTGGCCGCATTGCGCAGCGTATAGGGCGTGGTGAAGCTAAATATCTTGTCAAGGGAACCGGGGCGGGTACCCCGCTACAACCGAAAGGTCTGGAGGTTTCCGTGACAGGGACGACAACCGCTAAAGCGGCTACACTTGACTGGACGGATATCAATACGCTGAAACATAGCATTGACTCTGCTTACCGCAATGGACCTAAATTCCGTTTGGCTTTTAACGATTCAACCTTAAAGGCTCTCACAGAGCTGGTAGACGGTAATAAACGCCCATTGTGGTTGCCGGATATAGTCGGGGTTGCGCCTGCGTCGGTCTTGGGTATGCAGTACGTTATCGATCAGGCTATTGCGGATATGGCGGCAGGCAAGAAGTTCATTTATTGCGGTGATTTCAACCGCTTTATTTTGCGTCGTATCACATACATGACACTGAAACGATTGGTTGAGCGCTACGCAGAGTTTGACCAAACGGCATTCTTGGCATTTCACCGTTTTGACTGCGTATTAGAAGATACGGCGGCAATTAAAGCGCTGGTGGGTGCCGGTAAAAGCACAACTTAAGAATCCCGCATGCGTTCAATGACTACCGCTGATAGCGGTTTTTTTATGCCTGTAATCTGGCAACGGGTTACGGGCTGGGTGATTTATGGTACCGACAATTGAAGAACTAAGAACTCAGTGCCGTATCGACAATACGGAAGAAGATAACTTACTTGTAACGTATGCAAAAGCAGCACGTCAGCGCGCCGAGAATTTTATTAACCGCCCACTTTTTGATGACCGTGTACCCGATGATATCAGTGAGGGCTTGGTTATTATTGACGATATCAAATTAGCGATCATGCTAGCTGTCGGGTTCTGGTATGAAAACCGGGAGCCTAAAGTCCTCCCCGCGGGATTCAAAAATTTGTTGGAACCTTACCGATTTATCCCATTGTGAGAAGATAAATGATTGAAACAGGCAAACTACGTTTCCGTGTCGGTTTGTATCGTGTCACAACAGTGCGTGATCCAAAAACGGGGGCAGAAAAAACAACCTCCGAGTTAGTTGCTACTGTGTGGTCGGGTGTTGAACCTATATCCAATAGAAAAATCAGGACACTGGATCAACAACAGGTTGTTGAAACGCTGTTGTTTACTTTGCGTCCGCGTAAGGATGTAGATATTGACTGGCAAATAGTTTGGAAAGGCCGCGTGTTTACCGTTCGTGCAGCAGACCGCACAAAACCCGACAAACTCCTCATCACAGCAGAGGCGGACACCCGGCATGATCGAATATGACATTAAGTCCTCGCTAGAGGAAATCACCGGATTACCCGCTTACCCTTTGTTACTCCCTGACAATATTCAGGAAGGGGTGACATACCAGCGTATCAGTGATCCGAAGTTTGACACTGGTCTGGCGGCCACTTCGTTAGTCAACGCTCGGTTTCAGATAGCGATTTATCTCATTGATGACTATGCCCGTCTGCTTGAACTAGACAAGACCGTCATAAGGACATGGGAAAGTATCACTCACGGTTATATTAGGCAATATCCCGTTCAAACAGTCACAAGAGGGGTTTTACACCAGGATAAAACCGATCTGACAAAAGGCAGGGTACAATACCGTATCACCCGTGATTTCATTATCTGCTATTTGGAGAATGTCCGTGATTAGAGTGGAAGTGAAAGGGCTGAAAGACCTGGAATACGAACTGAATCAGTTGGGTGAGGAAATCACCGCTAAAATATTACGTGATGCAGGTCGGGAAGCTTTAGCGATTGTCAGAGATGACATGAAAGAGCATGCGGGTTATGACAAAACAAGTCCCGGACCGCATATGCGCGACAGTATCAAAATTCGCAGTACAAACAGAATGAAAGATGAGACATCGTTGACCGTGATGACGCTTAAAGTTGGCCCCAGTAAAGAACATCACATGAAAGCGTTAGCACAAGAGTTCGGAACTTCAAAACAAATCCCAAAACCCTTTATTCGTCCCGCCCTTGACTACAACAGAACGGCAGTATTAAAGACACTTGTGACAGAAATCCGCGCCGCTTTAAGTAATTATAGTAAATAGATCAATTATTGGAGTAACGATTATGGCTGATAAATCGTCGCCAGAGTATGCCATGCTTCCCGCTGGCACCGTGGTTAAATTTGGTAAACTGGCTGAAACCGTTGATGTAATGAAACCACTCATAAACTGTAAAGCGCTTGGCGCAACAGGGTTAACAGGCAGCTTCATTGATTGCACAACTCTTATTGATACGAATAAGCAGTTTATTTCTGACATGCCCGAAGGCCCTGAAAAAACACTGGGGTTCGTTGATGATCCTGACAATGTCAATTTCACGGCGTTTCTGAATGCCGCCCAGCAGCGTGAAACCGTGCAGCTCTATGTTGAATTGCCCAATAAACGCACGGCAACCATGTTATTAGCGCTGTCGGGTTGGGAAATGAACGAAATTACCGCGCCTGCCAGTGAAGTGATTCAGATCACGGTAAAAGGCAAACAAAATAACCTCATATGGGGTGTTGCCTCGGCCACCCAACCCACCGGGGGCAATAAATGAGTTTAAAAACCGATCTTCTTTCACCCGTCAACAGCGCAAAAGCGTATACGTTATTTGGTGCAAACGTCTTTCTTCGTCGTCTCTCTGTTAATGAATTGTATTTACATGAACAGGCGCTGAAAGAGGCGGATTCTGACAATATGAAAGCCAGTATTGCCGGCGCTAAGCTGATTTTGTCAGCGATTACAAATGAAAACGGTGATCCCGTCCCGTCTTCGGACCTCCCTTCTCCTGAAGAATTGCTAAGTATTCACGACACGGTTTCTTTCATTGACGCGCTGAATACCGTGCAAAAGCATAGCTACGGCACGGTGGAGGAAGCCCAAAAAAACTGATTGACTCACCCGCGCTGCGGCTAATTTTTGCGTTAGCGGACAGGTGGAGTGAGCCAGATCCAAGAAAAATCGCTGCCTTGCCTGCGGATGTCTTTCAGTACTGGCAGGCATTTTTTGCTCTGAATGCTAATGAGGCTGAATCAGCGCCTAAAAGTGAAGCAGAGGCGCAATGTCATGATGTGATGAGGATTTTAAATGGATGACGTCGCAAGTCTGGCGGTTGCATTGCATCTGAATGCCGCCAGTTTTAAATCACAGGTGGTTGATGCTTATCGTTCCGCCGCGACTGAATCAAAAAAATTCAGCGCGGGGGCGCAACAGGATTCATTAAATACCAGTACCGCGTTAGCCAAAGTGGGACAGCAGGCAAAAAGCGCGGGCGCGCAAATTAATCAGTTTGGCGGTAGTTTGAACCGCGCACAAGGTGGGGTAGGCCACTTACGGTACGTGTTAGACAGCCTGGCGGCGGGGAGCAATGTAGCCGCCAGTTCGCTAACCGGGGCGCTTGTCCCCGCCATTGAGAAGACATTCGGCAATATTAATACGCTGTCTTTTTCACTACAGGAGCAAAAACGCGCCGCGGCGGAAGTGGCGGCTCAGTCAATGAGAACGGCGCGGGCGCAAATTGAACAAGCGCAATCAGCTCGCACAAGCGCACAAAGCCAGTTTCAGTTAGCAAAGCGTGCCAGAGAGCAGGCTATTGCACAGCGCGAACAGGCATTTGCTTTAGATGAACACTATGCGCGACAAGTTGAAATCAATAAGCAGTATGGTGTTACCGCTAAGTATACCGCAGAGCACGCAAAGAACGCTCGCGCGATTGAAGAGGCGAACATTGCTGAGGCGGCGGCTAAAGAGAAAATGCTGACGGCGACGCGCGCGATTGTCGCCGCGGATAAAAGTGAATCTGACGGTAAACGCGGTCTGCTGGTAGCGACCAATCAGATGACCGCGGCCAATCGTGAGCTGTCATTCGGTGCCCGTGCGGCGGCTGCCAGTACCAATTTGTTGCGAAGTTCACTGGCGCTGATGGGCGGACCGGTTGGCGTGGCGGTACTGGCAACCGTGGCCGCGTTTACCGCGTTGTGGTCACACATCAAAAGCGCCGAGGAACAACAAAAAGCCTTTAATGCAGCGATCATGAAAGGCGGGACCGGGTTAACCACCACCGCGTATGATCTCGAACAACTCTCCCTGTCGCTCGGCGGCACGGCGGAGGCGATAAAATCCGTGACCGCCGCGGCTGCTGCGGGGCTAACCGGTGATATGCTAACGCAGGTTTCCGCACTGGGGAAAAGGCTGGAAGAGGCTGGCGGAAGTGTTGATAACTTGATTTCACGGCTTGTCAGTATCGGCAATGAGCCCCTTAAGGCGCTTGAAAGCTTAACAAATCAGGGCATGATTTTAGATGCCACTATTGTTCAACAGATTGCGAATCTTGAGCGTGCTGGAAAAACCGAAGAAGCCAAAGAACTCGCTAGGGCTAAGGCGCTTCAGGCTGAAAAGAAGCAGCATGAAGAATCTCTCGCTTACAGCAAAAAGCAGACGGAACAACTTAAAAACCTGACAACAGAGTGGGGGTATCTGGCAACCGCCATAGGTACAACGAGCGCGATCCAGTTACAAGCCATGCAAGATGCCGAGCGGGAAAAAGTGTTAGCTAAACAGGCGGAAGAAAATAGGCAGCGCCAGAAGACCGCACAACAACAAAAGCAGGATGCTATTGATTTAATTAAAACTGAAAACCAGATTACCGCCGCGGTTAATGCAGGCATAGATCCACAAAAAGAACGCGCCCGTCTGACAAAGGAAATCAAAGCGCGTCATGATGCCGGGAAAATGAGTGTGGAGCAGTACGCACAAGCGCTCAAAGGGCTGGATAAAATGTATAGCAGTCCATCTAAATCCTTTACAGACAGTGAAGGGGTTAGGCGTCTTCAGGAGTTAAGAGAGCAAACAGCGACATTAAAAGCCCAGGCTAATGAATCAGTGAACTTAACGGCTTCTCAGCGGAAACTTGTAGCATTTGAGCAGGAAATCGCTGATTTCAAAGGGAAAAGGCTGACGGATGGGCAAAAAAGTCTGTTTGCAATGAAAGAAGAAATTGCTGCTCAGTTAAAACAAAATATTTTACTTGAAAAAGCCAATGAACAACGCGAGTTGAGTAAAAAGTTGCATGAACAAACACGGGATATGGTTGCCCGTACTTACTCTCTTCAACAGGATGCCGATAATCAGATTGCCCAAATAACGATGCCCTCAGCAGATTACGATCAAATGGTTGCCGAGCAACAAATCCGGGATGATTTTCGCCAACGGCGTTGGCAGTTAGACAAGGAGGTTTCTGATAAAACCTCGGCTTTATATGTCGAACAAACCGGCATCTTACAAAGCGAGCAACAACGGCAACTGGACATTGTCAGAAACACAGCACAGCAAAAAGCCGAGGTGGAAGGCAGTTTTTCGTCGGGGCTGAAAAAAGGGTTTTCAGACTGGGGAGAGGGGGCTAACAACGCGTTTACTAACATGCGTGACATATCAACAAAGGCGCTTGATGGCATGGCGAATTCACTGACAGAGTTGGCGACAACGGGTAAAGCGAGCTTTGGTGATATGGCGAAATCTATCATTAAAGACCTGGCGAGTATGACTATCAAAATGGCAATGTTTAATGCCGTCAAAGCGGGTATGTCATTTTTTGGCTTTGGCGGCGGCAGTGCTCCCAGCCCCACATTGAACGCTAAAGGAGGAATTTATTCGTCTCCAAGTTTAAGCGCATATAGCGGACAAATTGTTAGTAGCCCGACGTTGTTTGCATTTGCTAAAGGCGCGACGGGCTTAATGGGTGAAGCTGGACCAGAGGCAATTTTACCGCTAAAACGTGGGCCTGATGGATCGCTCGGTGTCCGCGCGTCCGGTTCGACTCAATCCGGCACGGCAGCCCCCCAAGTTTACATTACTATCAGTGACAACGGTCAAATCTCGCAAACTGCTTCGCCGGGGTTGGAACAATTTGGCAGTTCAATTGGTCAATTTGTTGATAGCCGCTATCGCGAACTCCGCGACAAAGACCTACGACCGGGTGGCCCGTTATGGAGAAGATAATTGAATGATTGAAACATTTAACTGGAGTCCCCGAACCAGTGCTGCCTCTGACGTGGGGTTTCGTATTAGAAAGGCTCAGTTCGGGGATGGTTATATTCAAGTTGCCGGTGACGGTATTAATCCGCGAAACCAAAAATGGGAATTATCATTTGTCGGTAACGAGGCGTATATCCGGGCAATTATTGATTTCCTTGATCGTCATGGCGGTTATAAATCTTTTCAATGGCGTCCGCCACTTTCGGATACTGGCCTCTATCGTTGCGATGCATACAAGCCAACCGCCCTCGGCGGCGGGAATTACTCACTGTCTGCCAGTTTCATTCAAGCCTATCACCCTTAGGAGCATAATTATGATAAATGCTGATGTGCAAAAATTAGAACCGGGCAGCACCCTTCGATTATATGAAGTTGACGGAACGGCGTTCGGGGCCGATATCTTAAGGTTTCACAATGAGACCATTCCTTATACAGCAAAAGAGTTAGCTACGGCAGGGGGTAACGCCGCAGCGTTAAAGAAGAAATCGATCTGGTGGCAAGGGAAAGAGTACGGGCCGTGGCCGGTAAAAATCGAAGGCTTAGATATGTCCAGTGACGGTCAGTCTGCCCGGCCAAAATTAACGGTTGCGAATATTGACGGGTTGATCACAGCGCTATGCCTGAGATTTGATGATATGGTCCAGGCGAAAGTGACTATTCGTGACACTTTTGTTCATTATCTTGACGCCACTAATTTCAAAGATGGCAACCCAACAGCCGATCCTGAACAAGAGAGAGTACAAGTTTTCTATATCGACAGGAAAGAATCAGAAGATGACGAAGCTGTAAAGTTTGAGCTTGCCAGTCCTGCGGATCTACAAGGATTGAAAATACCGACACGGCAGATTCATAGTCTGTGTGAATGGTGTGCAAGGGGCTGGTACCGAACAGGAAAAGGCTGTGATTATGCAGGTGCCCGGTATTTTGATGAAAACGATAACCCGGTTGATGACCCGAGCAAAGATAAATGTTCCGGTCTGTTGTCAGGCTGTCAGTCACGGTTTGGTAAAGATGAGCCATTGACGTTCGGCGGTTTCCCCGGCTCGGCATTAATCAGGCGGTGACAATGCATGACAAGACATTGAAAGCGATCATGACTCATGCTGAATCAGAATACCCGAAGGAATGCTGCGGGGTGATTGCGCAAAAAAGCCGGGTAGAAAAGTATTTCCCATGCCGAAATTTGGCAACAAAACCCGAAGAGCAATTTCATCTTGATCCTGTTGACTATATTCACGCGGAAGGCTGGGGAACGGTGACCGCGATTGTTCACAGTCACCCGGACGCAACGACCCAACCCTCTGAATTAGACAAGGCTCAATGTGATGCCACTGAATTACCCTGGCATATTGTCAGTTGGCCTGAAGGGGATTTAAGGACTATTTACCCGCGAGGAGAGCTGCCTTTAATTGGCCGTCAGTTCATATTGGGTCATACGGACTGCTGGGGCCTCATCATGAGCTACTTTAAGCAGGAGCACGGTATTGAACTGAATGATTACCGGGTAGACTATCACTGGTGGGAAAATGGCAAAGAAAACCGTTACTTAGATAACTGGTATGAATGCGGCTTTCGTGAGTTCAGCGACGAACCTCGGCAAGGTGATATGGTGATCATGCAAGTTTCTGCTCAGGTAGCGAACCATGCCGGCATTCTTCTGTCTGATAATATGTTACTACATCATATGTATGGACAATTGAGTCAGCGGGTGCCGTATGGGGGATATTGGAAAGAGCGGACTTTGAAAATATTGAGGTACAAGGCGTTTACTTAGCAATATTTTCTTTAAGGAATAATCCCTTTAAGCAACTGTATAGCTTTAGCGTTAACTTTTAGTCTGGGAGAAAGCAATGAAGAAAACTATTCTTATTCCGTTACTTATTTTGGTAGGTTGTTCAAGCATTCAGGACATGAGAAATCGTGAGCCTAATCAAGTTTCTGTATCCACAAAGCAAGCTAAGAATGTAGCTGAATGCATCCTATTTGGTTGGCAAGAAAATAGCCCAAGATATGGAGGTGTTTTTATTCAACCATATGGTAATGGTTATACAGTATACTCTAATTCTCAACTTGAGGTTGCTGATGTGATAAATGACAATAATATTGTTAAAGTTAATTTTTATCATCAAAGTGGGTTATTTAGTTACAGAATAAATACCCGAATTGAGAAAATAGAAAATTGCATATAAAGTAAAACTAAAGCCTCCCTTGGAGGTTTTTTTGAGGTTAATTATGGCTTTTATTGATGTACCCATGCGGACAATTCGCATGCACGGACCTTTAATTAAACGTTTTGGAAAAGAATTTAAATACAAAGCGCTGGATGCGAAAAAAGCAATTGATGCTATGCGTTGTTTATTGCCGGGCTTTGAAAAATATATGATTGAAGCTCACAAGAAAGGACTGACATTTGCTATTTTTTGTGGCGGTAAAAATATCAGCAAAGATGAACTTGATATGACAAAAGGCACTGAGGATATTCATATTTTACCTGTCATTATTGGCAGTAAACGTGGAGGGTTATTCCAAACAATACTTGGTGTTGCTTTAATTACTGCTGCTGCTATTGCATCCGGGGGAATAGCTGCGGCATTTACAGCCGGGGGGATGTGGGGAACTACTGCAATGGTAGGCGCATCAATGGCCCTCGGCGGTGTTGTTCAAATGCTTTCACCCCAAATGCCCGGCTTGAGAATGCGAGAATCTCCTGATAATAAGCCGAGCTATGCTTTTGGTGGGCCAGTTAACACTACAGCGCAAGGTAATCCCGTTTCTGTTCTGTACGGAACACGCGAAATCGGCGGAGCAATTATTTCAGCGGGGATATATACCGAAGATCAACAGTAATACAATGTAATAGATATATGCATTTCACTTTGATATATTTTGTGCGGGCGCTTGAGACTATCTGTCTCTGGCGTGCTGGAGCAGATAGAAGAAAGCCCCATCCGACTATAAATCGAAATGAGGCCAGTTCTTATGCTCAGCAACATAAGATTAGCCTCTTACACGCCGAAAGGCAAGGAGACGCTAACCATGAAACAGCAAAAAGCGATATTTATCGCCATCGTTATTTGTGCTACCGCTTTGGCGGCTGTACTTATCATGAGAAAGGACCTCTGCGAGATCCGCATCAGAAGCGGAAAAACGGAGGTTGCTGTTTTCATGGATTACGAAACCAAGTAAGAGCAACGGCGGGGAGCAATCCCCGCCATCTCTTGTTGAGCATGGCTCTCAAGCGCCCTATCACAACTATCTCGTCATTCTATTCATTTCTAAGCCGCTTAATTGCGGTTTTTTTTATTTTTAACCAACCTGCCGGAGCAGGTTTTTTTGTGAGTGAAACATGGCAAAAGTAATTAAAGGTCAAAAAGGCGGTGGCGGTAAGCAGAGAACCCCAATTGAAGCCCCGGATTCAATTCAATCAATATCTAAAGCCAAGCTACTAATAGCTCTTGGTGAAGGTGAATTTGCTGGTGGGTTAGATGGTACCAATATTTATTTAGATGATACGCCTATTGCTAATACTGATGGCAGCTTAAACTTTGCCGGGGTTAAATGGGAGTTCCGACCAGGCACCCAGTCACAAGAATACATTCAGGGAATACCCGCGGCGGAAAATGAGATCAGGATAAATACAGAACTGAAGAGTGATCATCCGTGGATACGTGCTGTTTCTAATACCAAATTATCTGCTGTCCGCTTGCGCTTCGGCTGGCCGCAATTGCAGCGTCAAAAAGATAACGGGGATACAGTGGGTTATCGCATTGAGTATGCAATAGATGTGGCTACCGATGGTGGGGCTTACAAAGAAGTATTAAAAGCCGCGATTGATGGTAAAACAACAACATTGTATGAACGCTCTTATCGCATAGATTTACCCAGTGCGACAACTGGCTGGCAAATCCGTGTACGACGGCTGACGCCGAACAGTAGCAGCAATAGAATTGCAGATAAAATGCTAGTGCAAGCGATCACCGAAGTTATCGATGCAAAACTTCGGTACCCAAATACTGCATTGCTCTATGTTGAGTTTGATTCAAAGCAATTCCCAGATATTCCTAGAATCAGTTGCAAGCCAAAGGGCCGTATTATCCGTGTGCCGTCAAACTATGATCCTGTTAATCGTATATATTCGGGGATATGGGACGGTACGTTTAAGTGGGCGCATTCAGATAATCCTGCCTGGATTTTTTATGACATTCTCTTGTCAGATATGTTTGGACTGGGAAACCGAATCAATTCGACATTAATCAGTGAGGCGGAGCTTTACCGTATTGCTCAGTATTGCGACCAGCCAGTCCCTGACGGTCGGGGCGGTAGTGGAAAAGAACCCCGTTTTACGTGCAATGTCTATATTCAGTCTCGCAATGAAGCTTGGACTGTATTACATGATTTTGCGTCGATTTTCAGAGGGATGACTTATTGGGGACAAAATCAACTCGTTGCACTCGCTGATATGCCACGTGACATGGATTACATTTTTAACCAGTCAAATGTTATCAATGGAAAATTTGTTTATTCAGCAAGCAGTGAACGGACCCGGTATACAACCGCTATGGTCAGTTGGTCAGATCCCGATAATCACTATGCTGATGCTATTGAACCAGTCTATGAAAATAGTTTAGTGCGTCGCTACGGTATCAATCAGACTGAAATTACTGCTATTGGCTGCACTCGTCAAAGCGAGGCGAATCGCCGTGGAAGATGGATATTACTGACAAACAGCGAAGATGACACCGTATCGTTCAGCGTTGGTTTAGAAGGACAGATACCTTTACCAGGCCATATTATCGGTGTTGCTAACAGAAACCGCGCGGGCCGCATAATTGGCGGGCGTATCAGTGCTGTGTCGGAACGCAACATTACGTTAGATCGTGTTGCTGACGTTAAAACCGGTGATCGATTATTGATTAACTTACCTTCTGGTGCATCTCAGGCAAGAACGGTACAAGCAGTTAGCGGCAAAGTCGTTACTGTCACGACACCTTACAGCGAAACCCCGGCTGTTGAGTCAGGTTGGGCGATTGATGCTAATGATCTCTTTGTTCAGCAATTTAGGGTTACTAGTGTGCGTGACAAAGGGGATAACACGTTTGAAATCAGCGCTGTTTACCATGACCCGGATAAGTATGAACGGATTGACACCGGTGCCCGAATTGACGAGCGTCCAATATCTGTTATTCCGCCTGGAGTTCAAGCCCCACCGAAAAATATTTCCATAAGTTCATATTCCACAAAGTCACAAGGGCTAGCAGTTACTACATTGAGAGTAACTTGGGATGCAACCGAGAACGCTATAGCTTATGAGGCTGAATGGCGAAGGGATAATGGCAACTGGATATCAGCGCGGAGGACGTCAGCTTTGGGTTTTGAAGTTGATAATATTTACGCTGGCCGTTATCAAGTCCGCGTTCGTGCAATCAATGCATCTGAAATATCAAGCGTGTGGGCTAATGCGCCAGAAACTCAGTTAAACGGCAAAGAAGGTAACCCTCCGGTACCTTTGAACTTTAGAACAACTCCTATAGTTTTTGGCATCACAATTGACTGGAACTTCGATAATGACACATCAGACACGCAACATACTGAGATTCAGTACAGCAAGACAAATAATGGTAGTGATTTAATGTTACTTGCTGACGTTCCGTATCCTCAACGAACTTATACGATGCAAGGTCTTGCTGCGGGCGTCGCTTTCTACTTTCGTGCTCGTCTTGTTGATAAAACTGGCAATCAAAGCCCGTGGACTGAGTTTGTCAGAGGTGAGTCATCTTCCGATGCGAGCTGGATAGTCGCCGCCGCTGGAGATAAATTCTTATCAACAGACGCTGGAAAAGCGCTTCAATCTCAGATTAATGATAATTCAGAGGCAGCGCTTGAAAATGCTGCGGCACGTGATGCTGACATCAAGCGTTGGATGAAAGAAAATGGAGACAGAAAAGCTGAAATTGTTGAAGTTCGCGAAGTACAAGTATCCGATCAACAGTCACTTGCACGTTATCAGCAGCAAGTGTCTAGTCAGTTTGAGAATGCAAATTCAAGTGTATTAAATATTAAAGAATCAGTGTCTAAATTAAATGAGTCAACTGCAAAAGATATTAATCAAGTTAAAGCTGAGATTAATGATAATACAAATAAAATCTCTTTAGCAAAGGGGCTTATTCAAGAAAATAAAAACGCAATTGCAAATACGGATAAAGCATTATCTGAATATCAGACTCAGACAAGTGCACAATTTAAAGACCAAAAAGCAATGATTGAAACCAAAGCAACCACAGTTTTTGATCAAAAGGGAGACGGTTCTGCAATCTATACTATTAAAGCGGGTATTAAGTATAATGGGAAAGAATACGATGCTGGTATGGTTATTGGTTCAGAAGTTAAAAACGGAAAAGTAACGACAAATATCGGTTTTAATGCTGAGAATTTCACTTTTATGAACCCAGTGAACGGAAAATTAGTTCCATTTATGACAGCGAAAAATAGCCAACTGTTTATTCGTGATGCGTTTATTGAAAATGGTAGTATTACGAATGCAAAAATTGCCAATGTAATTCAATCAAATAATTACGTGGCTGGTATTTCGGGGTGGAAAATAGATAAAAATGGAAATGTCGAATTCGTTAATATTAAGGCCCGTGGTGAAATTAATGCGATATCAGGCACATTGAGGAACGTCATTATTGAAAAAGACTGTAAGATCAATGGTACTCTTGATGCTGCAAACATTACCGGAGATGTTATAAAAGTCTACACATTACAGCCCGGCAGTAGAGTAATTATAGAACCCGCGCAATTTGATCGAGTTGTACTTGTTCCTATTGTACAAGCAGACGGATTCACAAAAGGCACTCAAAATTCTGCGAAGATCTTTCTGAATGGGAAACAAGTTGTTGGAGCCGTTGCAATACCAATAGGTTCATCGATACATGACGGAACTATTCCAGGCTACGCCTCTGGTTCAGATGTTTTACCCAGAAATACGAAAGGAGAATTATATTATGAAAGTAAGTATTTCATGGTAACAGTTATGGTCTTCAAAAAATAGAATCATATTAAGATAAGGTTAAAACATGTCTTCATACAACGCAGGCACAGTTTCAATTGCTAATTCAGATATTTTAATAGGAACAGGAACGAACTGGAAAGATAACAAGTTCGGTGTTGCTCCATCTCAAACGATATTAATTAAAGTCGGGTATGATTTTAAGTTGTCAGCAATTAAATATGTTAATAGTGATACGGAATTAGTCTTAATCGATAATTTTCCGTATTCTGTTTCTAATGCTGAATATTTTATTCAAACATCAGTGCCGAACACTTATTCAGATGCAGCTCGAAAAATCACGGCACAATTAAGATATACAGATGAACTATTATTTAATCTGAATGAATGGATGACAGAAAGTGGAGTAGTATACATCACAACCCCGGAAGGCAAAACAATTCAGCTTAAATCTATTAATGCACTGACATCAAAAATAGCTGAGTTACAGAAAAATTCAGTTTCTCTAGATTATGTTGACGATAATTTCGCGCGCGGAAAAGTCGGTCATGTTTATATTAAAAGCAATTTTCCGGCACTACATTTTTTCCCGCCAGATGGCAACTCGCGCGGAATCTTTGTTATTCAAGCGAATTTTTCTGTTGATGATCAGCCACTTGAAATATACAAGCAAGATGATACTAATTACGGGATTATTTATTCTGTTACTTTTCCCACGAAATCCGGCAAATTAGCAACACTTGATGACATTGACGCAGCAAATAACATTCCCGTTGGTGTCCCGCTTCCGTACCCGCATAGATATACACCCGCAGGTTACCTTACGTGCAACGGTCAAACGTTTGATAAGTCACGATATCCTAAGTTAGCGCTAGCTTATCCTGACGGCAGAGTACCCGATTTACGGGGCGAGTTTATCCGGGGGTGGGATGATAGTCGAGGGGTCGATCCGGGCCGCGTGTGTGGGACGTGGCAAGAAGGATCTTATTTACTACAGGAAATTGCTAATCCGCCGGATAACATTGTTAGCTTCTCAGTTAATGAGCGTACGAAATTACAATGGGATACTCCCCAAAATAAAGATATTCCATTAAGAGCTAGAGCTTCTGGAGGTTCAGCAACAACCTGGACCACCAATGCAGCTTATATAGGGGTATCAAGACCCCGCAACATCGCATTTAACTACATAGTGAGAGCAGTATAATGACAGAACAGAAATACTCTTTAGAACATGAAAAAGCCGTATTGGGTAAAGATGGTTTGGCAATTCAGGCAGGCTGGATAAAGGTTTTTCACTCGAATCAGATAACGAGAGAATTCATTGCTTCAGATATCGAGTATGTGATGCTTGGAGTTAGTTTATCAGCCGGTGCTTATCCTGATGCCCCGGAACTGCCGAAAACTAATGATGTGGCCGTTTGCAGAAGTGTTGATAAAAGCCGCTGGGAAATACTCCCAGATTACCGGGGAAAAATCGCTTACGACACGCTGACTCGTGACCCGATTGAAATTACTGAGATTGGGGAGTTACCAAACACTCTCACATTCAAGAAGCCTCCCTCCGATTTTGATAAATGGGATGGGAAGGATTGGGTAGCTGACCAAGGTCTTATCAAAGCCCATCAAATCAACGAAGCAAAACAACAACAAGCAGAACTGTTACAGCATGCAAATGAAACAATCTCGTTGCTGCAAGACTCTGTTGATATAGAAGTCGCAACAGAAGATGAAGAAGCCGCTCTGTTGGAGTGGAAAAAGTACAGGGTGCTATTGAGTCGTGTTGACGTTCTGCAAGCGCCTGATGTCGAGTGGCCGGAGGTGCCGAAGTAA